AGAATGGAACTGAATTTAGAGATGTTCCTGTAAAACGTGTTGATGATATAGGATTTAAAATAAATGGAAACTATTATACAGAATTTGATATTGATAGTTTAGCATATTAAAACAAAACAAAGATGAGTAAAGAATTTATACCATACGAAGAAGCATTAGCTTTAAAAGAATTAGGGTTTGATGAAAAAACTTTAAATTTATATAGAAATTTAATAAAAACCACTGTTTTATCATTATTATTTGATAGAGATTCTGTTGAAGAAGATGACTTATTTGAAAACTTTAATGATAATAATGGATGGTGGTTAAAACATAATGATGCTGAATTTACATCAGCACCAACATACCAACAAGCATTTAGATGGTTTAGAGAGAAGTATGGTTTTTATTCTTTAATATCTATACATAATGATTTTAAAGTAATGCGAAATAATGGGGATTTTGGTAGTTTACATTTTGAATCGGGTAGATACAATACATATCAAGAAGCACAAGATGCTTGTCTTAGAAAACTAATTGAAATAGTAAAAGCAAAACAAAGAAGATGAAATTTAAAACAAACTCGCAGTTAAAAAAAAGCAAGCAAGGCAATGTACATTTCAGCTTTTTGTCTATACATTTTGGAAACCGTTCTTTTGGTATTGCTATTTTAGGATTTATGGTAAGTATTTATTTAAACCAAAAAAAGATGAGTAAAGAAGAAGTAAAGTATATAGTATTTGCAGAGGATTCTACTGCTATGATGCAAGAGTCACTAATACAACAAAGTAACCCTTTGACAAAAGAAAGAGCTATTGAGTTTGCAGAAAGAATAAAAGATAGAGATTATTTGTTCTGTGTAACTATAATGAAAAGAGTTAGTAAAGAAGAATTAAACCAAAACAAAAATGAGTAGAGGAGAATTCATGGTATCACCTGCAGTGTCTAAAGTTCTTAGAGATATACAAAAGCAAGAAGAAGATTTTATTAAAGGTAAGTCTATAAAGGTAGAAGAGTGGAATCAAGAAGATATTCAAAAAGAATATGGACTTATCCTTAAAAAAGAAAGTAAACTTTCATCTAACAATAGAAGAAAGATTTTAGAAATTATAAATCAAAACAAAGATGAGTGAAACAATTTGGAATGATGAAGACATGATCCATTTTGCTAGAGTAGCAAGTAAAGGTTCATATGGAGACTATCGTGGATGCAATAGTCTGGTAAAGAAATTAGCTAGATATAAAACATTAATAAAAAATAAACTTATGAGTAGATATACTAAAGAATTAGATAATGGGAAAACTATAGCATATGGTTATGATGGGACACTAGGTTATTACTTTGATGTATTTGATGTTCCAGATGATAATGATAGAGAAATCTTATTAATTGAAGAATCTTCTGCATTAACCGGAATGAATAATGGTAAAATGATTGAATTAATGGATATATACAAGCTACCTGAATCTCACATAGAGTTGGTAGCTATGGATTTACCAATTTAACTTTAATGGAAGTTTTAATTAAGGAAAGTTAAGTCGGCTGATTTTTAATCACCGTTAACTTTCGTTATAACAGGGCCCATTTAGTAGTTTTAAAACTTATTTATTAACCTTAAAAACAATTTTATGAAACCTTTATTTATAATAATACCCCAAGTACTACTATGGGGAATAGCTTTAGTAGTTTTAACTATAATATTTATACGTAACACTTCAAAATAATGGGAGATGTAGCAGATGCTTTAATTAATGGTAATTTATGTAGCTGGTGTGGAGTTTATTTAGAACCTAATGAAAAAGTTTTTATTATTCCAAGTCTTGCAGAAGATAACATAATTAACAATACTGAAAATAGAATGCCAAAAAATGGAAATGGTTTTGGTTTACCCGTAGTATGTTCTGATTGTAATAAAAATTAATATCAGGAGTAAAACGGTCAACTTGTGGGTATACGGGTGTGATACAAACCCTCACTCCTGGTATTTTTATTTAATAATTCAAAAATTCATATATAATGAAAGTATATTACATTAAATATTTTTTAAATTTTAACTATAATATAGAGTTAACTGATTCTTCAGGAGAAATTGTGTTAGGCGGTAGTAGAAGAGTATATAATCCTAATACACCAATTAATGATTTACCATATCTTTTACGTAGCTGTAATAGTGAAAGAAGTGCCAAATGGTTTACAAATTTTAATCATGAGCTTCTAAATAAAATTAGAAATTATGAATACACTAACAGCTAATGACTTTTCTAATTTATAATTAGAAGAACCTAGTATATTTTTTTAAGTATACTTTTTCATGACTAGAACAGCATAGGGAAGTGTATATAGCTTCCCTGTTGTTGTATTTAGCTATATAATGCCATAAATATTTATTATTTATTAAAATATATTCGTATTATTTACACATTTAACGTTTATTTGTGTAAATGATTTATCAACTACCTAATGGAAAGACAATCTATTTGTCTATTGATGAATATCTTAACTTAACTGATTCAGATATACAATACATGGTAGCAAATAATTATGGTGAAGTCACCGTTAATCCATTTACAGGATCAGCTGTTGATTTAAATGCCAAAGAAAAAACATATGATTTTTCAGATTATCACAATGATGATGATACTGAAAATGATACAGATATAGATCTAAATGATCTAGAAGGAAAATAATAATCCTACTAGTGTGAGCAACTAGAATTAAATCAGCTCAAAATCAATTATTTATTAATCCAAAAACCAATTAGTATGGACTCAAAAGTAAGAGTGATGCCTGATTCGTCAGGTGCAGTAATTGTTCAGTCTAAAAATAATCCAGATTATGGATATATTAGATTAGAACAAGTTAGAACTTTGATAGACGATGAATCAGGTTTCCTAAGAAGAAAGACAGTGTCTACACTTCTACACGGAACAGTAGAAGATTTGCAGTTATCAGGCTTCACAGCCAATCAAGAATTACCCGGTAAAGTTATAGTGCAGGAAGCCCTTGAACCTTTCAATAAAAGGGACCCTGAACGTGAAATCAAAAAAGCTGGTGAAACAGGTATAGTTTTAAAGTTAGAAGGAAATCCTATCTATCGTAGAACAATATATACCACTACACCATCAATGGAAGATGTCATTGTTAAACATGATAATAAAGTTGAATTACAAAAAGCTTATGCAGATAAAAATGTAGAAAGTGAAATTAAATCAGCAGTTAATCCGGGGAATAGCACATTTGACTTAAATGTTGATTAATCTATTCTATAAACAGGAGGTGATAATTCATCTCCTGTATTTTTAATTCTAAAAAATAATGTCATGAATAAGTTAAAAGAAAGAAAAGAAAAATTTCACTATCTAGGTGATTTATCTAAATATCAATTAAAGTTACAAGAAACAGAGTATGTTAAATATAAAACTGAATCGTATACAGAATATCAAAATTATCTTTATAAGAGAGCTTTGTATGGTTTAAATGCTTTAGCAGAAAAAGAATTAAATAACATTTGTAATAAAAAGAGAGGTCGTATAAATAAAGTTTATGTTAAAGGTCAAATTGCTATTAATCTTTATAAACAAAAAATTACTAATGATAAGAGTAATAAACTCTTTGAAAAATTCTTTCCAGATAGTAAGATTACTAAATATTTAGTTAATCATTCTGAAGTTGATGAAGATTTTAAAAATACATTAACTTTTAAAACTCTTGATATCAACAAAGAACATATTATATCTATCTTTATAAAAAATGGAATTCTAGCAAAGAATTTCCGTACATTAAGACAAGATCCTAATAAACTTCCAAGATTAAAAAGTGAAGGTTAAGAAAAAAATATGTGATGGTTGCCAAAAAGAGCAATACATTTGGAAAAATCAGTCTGGAATAAGGTACTGTAAACAATGCTGGAGTCGTCATAAGCCTAGTGTTAATAAAAAACCAAATACAGTACCTATCCAGGCTGTTTCTCAAAAGAAAAAGAAGAAAGATGAAGAATACAGTAAACTAAGAAGAAGATTTTTAGAAGAACATTCTTTATGTAAAATTAAAATAACCTCTCGGTGTAGTAATACTGCAACTGATGTACACCACATGTATTCTGGTAATGATAGAATGACTTTTTATTTAATCCAGAGTACATGGTTACCGGTGTGTAGAAATTGTCATAACTGGATTCATGAGAATCCAAAAAAAGCAAGAATTATGAATTATTTAAAATAACTGATTACAATGAATAAAGATGAAATGCAAAATGAAGTAATACAGCTGATTAAACCTATGAACCGTGCAGGTTTAGGTATTACAGTTGGTGGAGGTAAGACTCTAATTGGCTTACGTGATTTAGATGAAAATTGTACACTTATGAGCAGAGCTTTAGTTGTTGCACCTAAGAAGTCAATATGGCAATCTTGGAAAGATGATGCTGTTAAGTTTAATAAAGAACATGTGCTTAAGCACATTGAATTTACAACTTACCTCAGCCTTAGCAAGAAAAGCTCTACAGATTATGATGTAGTATATTTAGATGAATGTCACAGCTTATTAGATTCTCACCGTGTGTTCTTAGAAAATTTTAATGGAAGAGTTATTGGTTTAACTGGTACTCCTCCTAGATATGGTAATTCTGAGAAAGGAAGAATGGTTAATGAATTCTGTCCAATTAAATACGAGTACTTAACTGATGATGCAGTTGATGATAATATTCTCAATGATTATAAAATTATTGTCCATGAGCTTAGCTTAGGATATGAAAATGATTTAGAAGTAAATACTAGAAATGGTAGTTTTAAAACTTCTGAATCTAAAAATTATCATTATTGGAGTAGTAGGATTGACAGTGCATCAACAAGTAAGCAAACTCAAATTGCAAGAATAATGCGTATGAAAGCTATAATGAATTTTACTAGTAAAGAAAGATATACTAGAAGATTGGCAGATTCAATAGAATCTAAATGTATTATTTTTGCAAATACTCAGAGTCAAGCTGATAAACTATGTAACTACAGTTATCATAGTAAAAACTCAGATTCTGAACAAAATCTCATTGATTTTAAGAATGGAAATATCACAGAATTATCTTGTGTACTCCAACTCAGTGAGGGTGTAAATATTCCAGAACTTAAGCAAGGTATAATAATGCATGCTTATGGTAATGAACGTAAAGCCAGCCAAAGAATTGGTAGACTTTTACGTCTTAATCCTGATGATGAAGCAACAGTTCATGTATTATGTTACATGAATACTGCTGATGAAGATTGGGTTAAAGAAGCTTTGAAAGGATATGATCAATCCAAGGTAACTTGGAAAAACTTTAATATTAAAATTTAATGAAAATTGATAAAAACACACTAAAATTGGTACGGGCACTAGTAAAACTTACTAGTGTCATTACTGATATTGATGAACTCAAAGACTGCAAAGAGTATAAATTTCAGTTAAAAAAAGATTTAAATGATTGGTCAAGTTGGTTAGAAGAAAATACAAAAGATTCTATGATTAAACTTACCACAGCAAATGATAATATATTGATGAATTTAATTAATATGTATAATAATTTTGAAAATGATTTTTATGCAAAAAATGATTTTACTACTAGAATATTATTAGTAATAGCAAAATGTAATTCTGCATTACGTGACATTGATTCAATGGATCCTCCATATAATCAATACGTTGGTGCGTTAAGAGTTAAAATCACTAGTATTACAAATAAAAAATATTTAAATGCATATATTAGCTATTGTCCTAATGAATTTAATAAGTTATTAGAAAACATGAATAAGTTAAGTGATGAAATAATAGTTGGTACTTAATAATTTTTGTAAATTGAAGTAAACAGTATGGTATTGGAAAAAACACATAAAATAACTTTATATAATGATGAAGAACATAGTTTAGCTTTTGTTCAGTCTTGTTTAATTAATATATGTAATCATGAACCTATACAAGCAGCACAATGTGCAACTATTGTAGATGGTGTTGGAAAATATGATATTCAAATAGGAAATTTTGATGAGATGCTTGAAGTTAAGTTTTCTTTTGATGAATGTGGCCTTAAAACTGAAATTAGTGAATCGTGAAAGTAATATGTATAAATGATAAAAACAAACCTAATAAGATCCCACAAGATCAATGGTGTAAGTTTGGTGAAGAATACACAGTAATTCGTGTTATAAGACTTCCTTTACAAGAAGATACAATGGGCCTTTTATTTAAAGAGATTCAAATGGATAATTCTTGTTTTCCATATGAATTTTATGATGCAACTAGATTTGCAGTTAAGTCGGATATATTTAGTGAATCTGAAGAATCTAAAGAATTTAAAGAAGCTGATTTAGACATGATTAATTAAATTTAAACTTTAAACTTTTAAAGTTTTTAATCCACCTTAACTTAATATTATGAAAGTAAACTTTAGTAAAAGTGATCTATTAATGTATTTGAATGATAATCCAGATATACAAAAGAAAACTAGAAAAAGAATAGTAATTGATAAAAGAAATTACATTATGGCTATTCTTCATTATCATTTTAAAATGACTGAAGTAGAACTAGCTTCTATTTTTAAAAAAGATAGATCTTCAATCAACCATGCTAAAAGAATGCCCTATAATTTAAAAAATGATAAAGATTTTATTTTGTATACTGAAAATCTAAAGAAAAAATTTCCTTATACATTTCCTAAATCAGATTTACCACAGAATGTTAGTAGAAAAATAAAAGTTGAAAGTTTGTATGATAATACGCAACATAAAAAATTGATTAGATTACGTAATAAGTATTCTTTATCATCAATTAATGAAGTCCTACCTCTTTTAATAGATATAATAGATGAATAGTATGGGAAAAATGAAAGAAATATACATGGATATATATTATAGTATGGATGGAAATATTCCACCAGACTATGATTTTCAAACTTACATGTTTAATAGATTACAAGAACAATTAGAACAAGAACAATTTGAAGCAGACGTTTCAAAGCTTAAAAAAGATAAGTTAAATGAAAATCAATAAATTTATTAGTATAATAAAAATTAAATAAACTTAAAATTATGTTTTTTGACCCAAATAGAAGTAAGTTAAGTTATATTAGAAGAAACACTGTATATCTTAGAGTGTTGTTTGTTACAGTATTATCAGTTATGATTATTGGTGCAATTGCATTAAATCAAAATGAAAAAAGAATGCTTAAAATGGAAAAAGAATTAATTGAGCTTAACGAAATTGTAAAAGAAGGTTGGTTTGAAGTTATTTAACTTAACCACATAATTTTAGTATTAATATCTGATGCATCTTCTTCTACTAGTTCAAAAAGACAAGCTGCTCTACCATCTGAAAAGTTATCCATTATCCAATCTGAAACACCAAAAACCGAGCCTATATTAAAATATGACATTTTATGTCTAGAACAATCTAGATCTGTCATATGAAGATCACCCTTTCTTACATGTATTTCATGGTTAGCTATTTTTCTATCTTTAACGTAGTCCATTATAAAAGATTCTACTTCTGCATTTATTTTAATAGGAAAACCTTTAAATCGGTTTTTCTTGTCTTTACCATGTGTGATTACAAAAGCTTTATCATAAACTACATAATGTCCAAGAAATTCTTCCTGATTAATAAAGTTAACTTCAGGCCATGCTATCGTAGCATACTGTTGTAAGCCAAAACAAGCATGCCAACCAAAATCACCTGCATGATTATCATTAGTAACATTAAATATTGTTACTTTGTTAGCTACATTAGCTTTAATTAGAGTTTCATAAAACCATTTGTGTGTAAAGAAATGTACCCTAGCTGCTTCCTTATTAGAGAGGTTCTGAGGTAAGGTATGACCACCTCGTGTAGTAAAACCATTAAAACCATCTAAAGAGTCTCCTAGATCAGCTAATACAAGCTCATCTAGTTTACCATAGGTATGGAAATAGTCCATAACCTTTTCATAGATGGCAACCATTCTTTTATGAAAAATATGTTCATCGTATTTTCTTTTATAAAGAGCATCTGAAGGAATAGCTGCACCAATATGTTTATCAGCAGACCACACAATCAGTGTTCTATTCTTTTCTAACTTATCTGATTCTAAATAAATAGGATCCAGATGACCAATATCTTTTATTATGTCAACCCAATCTTCCTTAGTTAATGGATCTGGATCAATGTCTGCGTTAGTGAAACTTTCACACCATTCTTTTCCATTATACCATCTTGATTTTAAAACTAAGTTTTCTGATTGGGTTTTTTCTTTTGGATAAGATACTTCTTTTCGTACTATTTGCAGTGCTTTTTTACATCTAGTAACATCTGCCTCTAAGTGTTGAGCTAATTTACCAGGACCCCATTTAAGGTAACCTGGTTTAGTTCTTAACAAATCTTCGATCTGATTAATTGTCATAAGCCAAGAAATTTTATATGTTTGCAGCCTGAAAAAGGCTAAGCATTAATATTTATATATATAATATACTAAATTTTTACATATGTTTACATCAAAACTACAAAAGAAGAATGGTAAGCTTATTTACCAAACAGAAAAAGAAAAGCTTGCATTTAAACTTTTCGTAGATACATTAGAAGAAGGAGATCAAGTTGACTTCTTTATAAATAGATCATCTAAGGATGCATCATCAGCTCAAATAGCTAAGGTGCACACTTGTATAAGAATATTAGCTGAAGAAGCAGGTTATGCTTTTAATGAAATGAAATTACTTGTAAAAAAAGAAACAGGATTAAAGTTTGGTGATGAATATAAATCTTTTGCAAAATGTGATAAAGATGAAATAGCAGCTGCTATTCAAACTTGCATACAAATAGGAGAATTATACAATATTAATCTTGCGTAGGAACTACATAACCTTCATCAGTAGGTTCAAGAACTTCTTTATCTTCATAAAGGTTTTCTTTCTTTGCTACTGTTTCTATCTCAGCAAGCATGCGACTTAAAGTTTGAAAAGCTTGTTCATAAGCATCAAGTTCTGAATATGGTTTTTCCATAACATTCTTGAGAGAAGCTTCTCTGTTCTTTTCATCATTTGATTTTAACTGAAAAAAAAAGAATAGAGTATTCTTGAGCATTAGATAATATGCTTTATTGACTTTAACGTTAATAATAGCATCATTTTTTAGTTCTTTTACTGTTATCATAACACAAATATAATAAATATGAACCAAACAATTGATATAGAAGAGATAAAAGAAAAATTATATGAACAACTCAAGCCATCGGGTTGGGGTATTAAACTAAGAAGTTTTATATTTAGTTCTGATTTTGACAATATACTGCTTCAGTTAATAAAACAAACTAAAGAAGGTAAACGTTTTACACCTAAAATAAAACAATTATTTAGAGCATTTGAAGAATGTCCTTACAGTGAACTTAAAGTAGTTATTGTAAGTCAAGATCCTTATCCTCAATTAGGTGTAGCAGATGGTATAGCTTTTTCTTGCGGTAACACAAAAGAAGTACAACCTAATTTAAAATATATACAGAATGCTATATTAAATACTGTTTATTCAGAAGAAGGGTGTGCATTTGATAAAGATTTAAAAAGATTATCTAACCAAGGAATATTACTTCTTAACACAGCTTTGACAACTACTATAAATAGGATAGGTCAACATTACATGTTATGGAAACCTTTTTTAGCATATTTATTTGATTTTCTTACCTGGAATAATAATGGATTAGTATATATCTACATGGGAAAGAAAGCTACTGAATGGCAAACTGCTACTAATGATAATAACTATAAATTGATGTGTTTGCATCCAGCTAGTGCGGCATACAATTCTTCTGAAACTTGGGATTGTAATGATGTATTTAATAAAACATCAAAGATTATTAAGGATAATTATAACTTTGAAATAAATTGGTAATTATGAAAGATGTATTTAATAAACTTCTTAAAAATTCACTTTCTCCAAATACGTATTATGTTCTTTACTGCATTAGTGAAAAAATAGTACCAAACAATGGAGTTAGTAAAGAACTTGAAATTAAAAGATTAAAAAGCGATGACTGGTTGACAGAAGATCTTAACATTACAGATAAATCTAATTTTCTTTTAAAAGAAATTGGAGCTTTTTTTAAAAACAGTAAAAAGAAGACTTCTAAAGGTTTAATGGGTGATGATTTTATGGAAAAAATAGAGGATTATTCAGATATTTTTCCTAAATTTAAACTTCCCAGTGGCAAATATGCAAGATCAAATAAAAAGAATTTAGAAAACTGTTTTAGATGGTTTTTTGACATTCATGACTATGACTGGCAAACTATTCTTCTAGCAACAGAAAGATATGTTAATGAATTTGAATTGAATGGATATAAATATATGAGAACTTCTCAATATTTTGTTAGAAAACAAGGAACTGATAAAGTATATGATTCAGAATTAGCTACATATTGTGATGTAGTTTTAAATGGTGATGAAGATCACGATTCTTCTAATCACTTTAGTGAAAACGTTATATGACAGAAATCAAAAAATCCAAGAAATGGGTTACACAAAAGAATGGCTATTTAGAATCTTTGGAATATCTCCAGGGAAGAATGAATGGTTCTATTTGTAGTATCAGAACACCTTGGCCAAAATTTAATGATGCCCTCACGGATGGGTTTGAATGGAATACTATAACTGTAATAGGAGGAAGACCAGCAAGTGGTAAAACTCTTATAGCAGAACAAATAATAAGGGAAGCCTTTCCATTAAATCCTACAGAAAAATTTAGAGTATTACAATTTCAATTGGAAATGCTATCTAGAACCTCTGCTATCAGAGAATACTCTAGTGTCTTAGGAAGAAGTTATAAATACCTCTGTAGTGCTGAAGTAGAAAAGCTAACAAAGGAAGATCTGAAGAAATGTCATGAACATGCAAAGAAAAGAGTACAGTATCCAATTGATATTGTTGAAAAAGCTCCTACTATTGAACAGTTCAAAGATATTGTACATGAATATATGTCTGAACATACTGCTGAAAATGGTGAATATACAAAGGTTATAATGACTATTGATCATTCACTATTATTTAAACTAGCTCCTACAGAAAGAACTAGAAATGACATGTTAAATAATTTAGGAGAAGCACTTACACATCTTAAAAGAATTTATCCAGTTGCATTTATTGTATTAAGTCAACTTAATAGAAACATTGATCATCCGGATAGAGCAGAAGATGGAAAGTATTCTAATTATATACTTGAATCTGATATATTTGGGGCTGATGCTTTATTACAACATGCAGATACAGTTATAGGAATCAATAGACCAGGTAAACAAAAAATAAGATTTTATGGCCCAGATAGATATATAATTGATAATGATAGAGTGCTAGTATTGCACTTTCTGAAATGTAGAAATGGTGATACAAGACTTAGCTTTTTTAAAGCTGAATTTGAAAGAATGAGTATTTCAGAAATGGATACTCCACCAACACAAGAAAGAAAAATTGGAACCAAATAAATAAGTTATGAGTTTAAGTACAAATAGTTTTAATAGAAAAGAGAAGACAGCAGAACTCATAAAACATCATGCTGATAAAATAAAGGCAAACAATATAGAGAATCCTATATTTATCCCTAAATGTGCATATCAACCACATGGACTAGAGGGATTACATTTAGGATTTTTTGATAGTGAGCTGAAAAAAGGTTTAGATATATATACTGAATTTGTTAGTATAGATTTAGAACCTGAAGATGAAGAAAGAAATTTATATAAATTACGGGGCAACCCACATTATGAGGAAGAATATGAATCAGCACAACCTATTAAAGTTGGTGGTGGTGTAAGATATTTTGTTCCTGTATCTGAATTAATAAAAATTGATTTTCCAGAAAGACAATCATGGCAAGAGGAAGCCGTCTTCCCTAACTTTGATAATATGATGGATCCTGAAAATGATGAACCTTTAGCTAGAATGACTATTAAAGATTTAGCTGCTATCATGCTAAAGAAGCCTGTTAGTGATAAGAAATGGTTAAATAAAATAATTAAAAAATGAGTACATCTGAAATAATATTGCCTACTAAAAAAGTAGTTGCAACAATAAGAAATCCTGAAAATTTAGTAATGTTTTCAAAACCTAAAGTAGGAAAAACAAGTTTATTGGCAGAGTTGCCTAATTGTTTAATTTTAGATCTTGAGCGTGGGTCAAAGTATATTGATGCTATAAAATTAGAAGCTAACTGTATTGATGACATCAAAGCTATAGGGACTACAATAAAAGAACAAGGTAATCCTTATAAATTTGTTGCTGTTGATACTATTACAAAGCTAGATGAAATGGTAGTGCCATATGCTGAACAATTATACTCTAAAAGCCCCATGGGTAAAAATTGGTTTACTCCTAAGACAGGTGGTAAAGCTAAATATGGAACTATAATAGGTATGCCAGAAGGTGCTGGTTATTATTGGACAAGATTAGCTTTTACAAAAGTTACTGATTATATATCAACTTGGGCTCCATATACTATATTTGTAGGCCATGTTAAAGATACTATGTTAGAGAAAGAAGGCACAAGCTTTTCGTCTCTTGAGTTAGATCTTACTGGAAAGTTAAAAAGAATAGTTGGTGCTCATGCAGATGGGTTGGGTTATTTGTATAGAAAAGGAAATAAAAATATTCTAAGTTTCAAGACTGCCTCAGATTTATCATGTGGTGCAAGACCTGAACACTTGATGAATAAAGAAATAGTATTGTCAGAAATGATTGAAGGAAAACTTGTTACCCACTGGGACGAGATTTACATAGATAAATAAATAACAATTAAATAAAAACAAATGGGATTAAGCACAACAGACTTACCACAAGGTGGTGGATTGCCAAAAACAATTCAACCAGGAAATTACACATTGAAAATAACAAGTGTATATTTAGATGATTTTAAATTTATCCAAGGAGCTAAACATTTTATTATGAATGTTGAAACTGAACCAATTGAAGGATTTGAAGGATTTATGATTGATAAAGATGATCCAAGCAAAGGCCAACATAAAGGTCAGATAGGTAGATTAAAAGCAAGTCAATATGCATTTGCAGATGGTACTACTAAATCTGGAATTAAAATTGAAAGAGATAGATCTTTCTTAATGTTTTTACAAAACTTGTGTAAAGCTTTAGGAAAAACAGATTGGTTTTCTGCACAAGATAATAAGCATGATACTATTGAAGAATTTGCAGATGCTTTTAATACTGATGCACCATTTGCGGATGTATATTTAGATTGGTGCATAGCTGGGAAAGAATATGAAAGTAAAAGTGGTTACACAAACTATGATTTATGGTTACCTAAGAATTCTAAGAAAGGTTATTCTTATGTACAAGTTGATTCTTCTAAATTATTACAATATGATGAGGCTGAGCATCTTAAAAAGATGGAAGTTACTCCTGTTGATGGATTTGGAAGTTCTAATAATACAGATGTTCCAAGTAAAGCAGCATCAGATTTTAGTTTAGACGATTAATTTAGTTATATTAAGTAAGGGGAGTAATTTCTAACTCCCCTTTTTTTGGCTTTAAACTGTAAGTATATGATTTCTACTAAAAATTTAGTATTTGATATAAGTGATGTCCCAAGAGAATGGGTGTTTGAATATTATCTCACTTTAGGTGAGAAACTTACAGGACAAGATGTGAAAATGAGATCTGCTTTTGGAGTAGATAAACTTCCTTCTATGTTTGTATATTATGATGTGGTAAGTTCTAGCTATAAATATAAAGACTTTTCTTCAGGATATCAGGGTAATCATCTTGATCTTGTGCAAAAATTACATTCTCTTCCAAATATTGGACACGCAATTGTAAAAGTTATTGATGATTATAATGAATATCTTGTTGATCACAAATACAAGAAGCTACCTGATATTAAACCTCATAGTAAATATAGGGTAACTGATTTTCAAATTAGACATTGGACAAATATAGATGCTAAATACTGGACACAATTTCATATTACTTCAGAAGCTTTGGAAAAATATAATGTTGCTCCTTTGGAATATTATAAAATGACTAAAGAAGATGAAAATGGTAAGTCACATACTATAAAAATTAAAACTAATAGCCTTTATGGTTATTTTAGAGATGATGGTATGTTATATAAGATTTATCAACCTAAGATTACGGCAAAGAAATTTATTAAAGTTCGTGATTATATTCAAGGTTCTGAACAATTAAAATATGATGTTAAATATCTGATTATAAATTCATCATTAAAAGATTTATTAAGTTTTAATAGTTTAAACATAAGTAACATAGAAACTGTAGCTCCGGATAGTGAAAATACTACACTACCTAAAATAATGATAAATGAATACAAAGAAAAATATAATAAAGTTATTATACTTTTTGATAATGATGAACCAGGTATAAGAGCTATGGAAAAATATAAAAGAGTATTTGACATTACTCCTGTATTATTACCACTAGAAAAAGATTTATCAGATTCTGTAAAAAAATATGGCATAGAAAAAGTCCGAGATGTACTTATGCCTTTAATTAAAAAAGCAATATATGATTAATATTTATTTCATAACTGTTAAACAATATGAGACATCTATAAAAGATGATGGAATTAGTAGAGAAGAGTTGGCACAAGGAAATGAAAAATTCAATCCTAAAATATTTAAACAATTAGCTAGCCAAGATGGTTTTAAATATTCTCTTACAGAATATGTAGAAAATTATAATCATGGACTGTTAAGTGAAGAAGTAAATCAGTCTTTTGCGTATATGGCAGTTTTAATAGAATAATATGAGTAAAATTTATGTTGGAATTGATATTGGTCTTGCAGGTGCATTAGCTAGTATTGATAAAAAAAATGTAAAGGGTCTTAAAATGCCTATGTTAGGTAAAAAAGTGGATCCGCATGATATAATAAAAGAATTAGAATTATTAAAGCCAGATCATGTAGTATTTGAAAAACTTGGTGTAATCTTTGGAACCAGTAAAGCAACAGCTTTCTCCATGGGTGAACAGAGTGGAATCATACAAACTGCATGTATTTGTCTTGGAGTACCTTACACAATTGTACCTGCTAAAGAATGGCAAAAAGCCATGTATACAGGAGTACCTGAAACAAAAAAATCTAATGGAAAACGGGATACTAAAGCTATGGCACTGATTGCATGTAAGAGAATCTTCCCAAATTTAGAGTTAACACTGTCTGAAAGAGCTAAAGTAGCTCATGATGGATATGTAGATGCTATTTTAATGGCTGAGTGGGCTCGTAGAAAAAACTTATAATGAAAAAAGAAATAATTACTAGAAAAGAATGCAATAGATTATTTACTATAATTAATTCATCTGATGGTGAAAATGAATACATAGCTCTTAAATTAATAAATGAATCAGATATTATGGAATCTTTAGGATTCATTATTTTACTTTATAAATTTAGCAAAATAGATAACTTAACATGGGAATATGATTGTCCCAATGTTTGGAAAAAATTAAATGAAATTCAATTAATTAATAAAGATGAAGAAATAGTAACGCCAACATCTTCAGAAGTTTTAAAAACTATGATTGCTTATGATTGTGATATGGATGCAATTGCTGAATTTTTAGTATTACATTCTGAGACTTTAGTGAAAACTTTAAAAGTATGGGGCTATCCTACAGAATTATTAAATATTAATATAACACTTAAAGAAAATATATATGATGACAAGAGCAGAATCACTAGCTAAAGCTAGTAAAGATTTAATGTTAAAAGAACCTTTTTATGGGTTTTTTCTTATTATGCTTAACAAAATATGGAACAATAAAATTGTCCCTACTGCTGGTGTAAGTAAAAATGGAATAAACTACCAACTTGCCATTAATGAGCATTTTTGGGATAGTTTGACAGATGCATATAGACTAGGAATACTCAAGCATGAATTATTACATATTGCCATGTTTCATTTGACAACTTATCATAATTATACGGATAGGAAATTAGCTAATATAGCTATGGATATGGAAATAAATCAGTATATTGATGAAGCTTGGCTACCATCTGCAGAGATGAGTAAAGAGGAATATGATGATATGTGCGACTTAACTACTAAAAAGCTGAAAGCAGATTTTGAAGCTGAAATAATTACTAAAGAAGAATATGCTATTGAGGCAGGAAAGATTCCTGGCAGAGGGATTTTTATTAAAGATTATGAAGAACTTAATCTTGAATTAAAAGCAGGTACTAGATATTATTATGATAAACTAAGACAAGCAAAAGATAAGAAAAAACAAACTGGAACATCAGGATGTGAAAACTTTGATAAACTTTGTAAATCTCTTGATGGAGGAGATGACCCTACTGATCATGACCTTTGGGATTTGTTTGATGGAATGTCTGAAGCTGAAGGTAAGATGATGGACAAACAGTTAGATAGATTATTGAAAGAATCTGCTGATCAAGCTAAAAAGAAGAAAGGTAATGTTCCTGGAGAACTTGTAGACCATATTCTTAATATTGGAATCATTACACCACCAAAATTTGATTGGAGAGGTTACATTAGAAGATTTACTGGAACTTCTACAAAAGTTTATACCAAGAAACTTAGACGAAAGCAGAATAAAAGATATGAAGGAAATCCTGGCCTTAAAGTTAAGATGAGACAACATATGCTTTTAGCTATTGATACTTCAGGTTCTGTTAGTAATGATGAAGTAAGAGAATTTATGAATGAAATTCAACATATTTATAAAACAGGTGTTGATGTTACTATAGTACAATGTGATACTGTTATTAAAAGTATCGAACCCTATAAAGGCAAACATGATGATATGAAAATTCATGGAAGAGGAGGGACTGAATTTGATCCCGTCTTAGATTACTTTAATGCACATCTTAAACAATATACTAGTCTAGTATACTTCACTGATGGTGAATGTAATGCTGATGTAAAACCCAAAGCTCCTGTTTTATGGGTGTTATCTGAACAATCAAATATGAATGAAGAATTACCAGGAAGAGTTATTAAATTAGAACTTTAATTATGAGCAACGTAAAATTAAATGTAGAAGAGCTTAAGGGATTCCTTAAGCATGTGATTAACAACAATCAGCATATCCAAAAGGAAGGTAAAATACCTACTGCTGTAAATATTGAAGGTGATGCAGGTCTTGGAAAGACCTCAGGACTTATTCAATTGGCTGAAGAAATGAAAATGGATACTATTAAACTTAACTTATCACAAATTGAAGAATTAGGTGATTTAGTTGGATTTCCATTTAAAGAATTTCTGATGCAAAGAGAAGATGGTAAGAAAGCTTGGGTACAAGAAACACTTATGCCAACATATATTAAGGCTAGATATAAGCCAATAGGTGAAAGTAGAATGAGTCATGCTGCTCCGGAATGGATTCAAGGCAAGACTGCAGGAGGTTTTCTAATTTTAGATGATTATACTAGAGCTGATCATAGATTTATGCAAGCTACAATGGAATTAATTGATAGACAAGAATATATTTCTTGGAGTCTTCCTGAAAATTGGCATATCTTTTTAACTACTAACCCAGACAATGGCGACTATAATGTTACAGCATTAGATGTTGCTCAGAAAACTAGATTTATAACTACTGAAGTAAAGTTTGATGATAAAGTTTGGGCTAGATGGGCTGAAACTGTAGGTATTGATGGTAGATGTATTAACTTTTTACTCATGCATCCGGAATTAGTAACTGAAAAAGTTAATCCTAGAAGTATCACTACTTTCTTTAACTCAATTAGTTCTATTAAAGATTTTGAGTCTGAGCTTCCTTTAATCCAAATAATTGGAGAAGGTTCTGTGGGAAGTGAATTTTCAAGTATGTTTACAATGTTTATTAACAATAAGTTAGATCAAATAATAAGTCCTCATGATGCAATGACAATTGCTGATGAAAAGAAAGTGATGATTGCATTAGATGATGCTATTGGAGCAGGAGACAGTTATAGAGCTGACATTGCAAGTATTATGATTACAAGATTGATTAATTATTCAATTACACATGCTTCTAAAGCTCCTGTAACTGATTCTATGGTGGAAAGATTAGTTAAGTTTACAACTGATTGTATGTCTTTTACAGATGATCTGAAATATTATATGATTAAAGAAATAGTAAACGGGAATAAAGTAAAGTTTGCTAAATTAATGATGCATAACTCTGTAGTCAAAATGGCTATAAAGTAAATTATATATATTAACCTAAAAAGGGCTGGTTTGATATCCCAGCCCTTTTATAAATTAAAAGAATGAGACAAATATTACATATTGAATTAAACTTAGCTGATAGTGACTTTTGGAGTTCACATGATATATCAGATTTAGAAATTACAAGTACTGTACAACTTTCACTTCAAGAAAAGTATGAGTATACAACTCAACAAACTGTTGAAGATTCTATATTAACCATTACAGAACAAGAATACGTACCTAATGATAAAGATAAGTTATATTTTTTACCAGGTGTAAGTGTACCAAGAATTAAATTAAAAGATTTAGCAACAACTAGAGGTATTAAAACAACAAGAAAGATTGAAGATGCTAATGCAATTTTTGCATCTAGAGCAACTATAGGTAAACTTACAGAAAATACTTGGAGAAATTATTATAAAACTGAAGATGTTAAAGCTTTTGTAGAAGCTGGTAAAGATTATTTTGACAGCTTTGATTATGGTAAACTTATGACTGCACTTGAATTTTATACTGAAGATATTATAACTACTGATTATAGTGGAGTGAGGATTTTTTCAAATGAATACATTCCTTTTGCAATAAAAGTTGAAAATTCAAATGAAAGGTTTCTATTAATTAAAGAAGAAAATTCAGAAGTATGTATAGCTTTAGAAAGTAGTCAAATAGCTACTATTTATGATGAATCAAAAATATTAGCACACGTTAATGGAGACAATTGTGTAACTATTGATCATGATATGTATATTAATTTACATGATATGTTTGAAAGTAGTGACAGTGATAATCATATATTAGCAATGGAGATAATGGCCAATTCAAATTATATTGAAAGCTTGTTGTATATTGAAATGTTATTTATGAATCATTCTCATCAAATGGATAGAAAAGAGAAGAATCATGTAAATTTTAAATCTTTACTCGCTTATTTAAAGAAAGATAAAAGTTATATGAGTACTGACTTAGATAAAGTAATGTTATCTCTAAGAGAAAAAGGTATATTTACAAGAGAAAATGTAGAAAAGTTAATGGATTATGAAGCTAAGAAGCATCTATCACTTAGTGGATCTTATACTTATTTTTCAATAAAATCTGTATCTTTAAAACCTGAATACTTATCAGAAATTAAGTCTGATCTTGACTTTATACTTCAGGATGATTATGTTCCAGTTATTGAAGAAGCACCAACTTTTGATAATACAACAGTTGATGATCAAGAAGAGCTAGAAGAAACTCCTCCAACTATGGAAGAGACTTATGACTTAGTAGAAGAACAACAAGCTGAAGAATTTGGTGAAATTACTGAAGAAGTTTCCGAAACAATTAGCAAGGATGTCGAGGAAGAATTAGCAGAGGAGCCTGTAGATTTTGCAGCATTGGCTAATAAATATACATCCGAATCTGATGAGCCGGCCATGGAAGTGGTTGATCCTAAATCTCCAGAAGAATTAGCTGAGATTGCTAATGCAGCATTTGACGAAACGGGTGTTATTGTTCATACTAAAACCCTTACAAAGGAGGAATGTATTGAAGAGTATGGTGAATTTCTTGACCCAAAGCAGAGAGAAGCAATTCTTGATGCTGGTTCTAAGATTAAGGAGCCTGTTCCAATCATAGCTCCTACAATAAATCTTCCTGAAGAAAATAATCATCAAGATGCATTAGATAAAGCATCCGAAAAAAGTTCAGAAGAATTTATTGAATATCCTGAAATAACTGATGAAGAAGCTGAACATAACATTAAAGCTCAAGAAGAAATTGATATGATTGAAAATGAAGAAATCATTGAAGAAAGAGAAGCAGATGATATGATTGTAGAACAACATAAATTTGATGAATATGACCTTTGATCCACAATTAGAAAAGTTTTATGAAGAAGATTTTTTCTTTAGCTATTCTGGAATTAATAAGTTACTCTTTTCACCAGGAGTGTTTTATAATCATTATGTATTAAAAGAAAGAGAAGATAGTGTAGATGCTCACCTAGTTGCAGGTAGAGCATTACATTGTATGCTATTAGAGAATGATACTTTTTCGGATCAATTTTTAATAACACCCGGAAAGATTCCTACAGGAAATAGTAGGATTATTGTTGATGCTTGTTATAAAGCATTTGAAAATCAACCAGACACAGATTTAGAGCTTACTGATTTTGAACAAGTTATATTAGATACATTGTTATCTCTTGACTTACATCAAAAACTCAAAACTGACGAGCAGAGAGTTGAAAAGATGACTATTGATTTAAATAAAGACTATTTTAAGTATCTGAAATCTAGAAATGGTAAGGCCCTTATTGGTCAAGAAATGTATGATGATTGTAAAACCTCATTGGAATATTTAAAAGCTAATGATAAAGTTACATCATTACTTCAATCAGGAGTAAAGAGTACTTTAGAATTTAAAGTATTAAATGAGCAACTTTTACAAATGGATTTGGATACACATACTTTTGGATTAAAAGGAATAGTAGACAATATAGTTATTGATTACATTAACAAAAGAGTATTTGTTAATGATCTTAAGACAACAGGTAAATCTATACAAGATTTTGATAAATCTGTTGAATTTTACAATTACTGGATACAAGCAGTGATATACAAAAAGCTAACAATAGCAAATTATCTGAAAAACCAAGCAGACATAGAAGATTGGACAGTACATGTTACATTTATCGTTATAGATAAATTTAATCAAGTTTATCCATTCCAGGTATCTGCTAAAACGCTGACTAAATGGGAAGCACAGTTTGAAGATATATTAGTAGAAATAGATTATCACTATACTAATAAAGATTATACACTTCCTTATAAGTTGGCACAAGGCAATTTTAAACTTTAAACAATGAAGCCAACAACAATTTATAAAAAGTATTTTCAAAAATCTAAGATTTTCTTATATCCTCTCTTAGATATTAAACGAGGCACTAGTGTTACTCCTACTCAAACTTACATGGGTTGGGAAGGATACTATGAACCTAAGGATATGAAATTGATTGCAATGTATCATGTTAGAGAAGATTTTGAATTTCTTAATTTTAATAAGAATGTTCTTCTTAAACATAGTAGATTATCTGATTGTATTTCTATAGATAACGAAACTACTTTATATTCATTTGACTTTTCTGATATGGAAGAAGAGTGGAATTTATTTATAGAAGGTAGCTATAGTAAAATGGATTCAAAAATAAAATATAAAATACGTGATTTTTTTGAAAAAGATAGTGGTAATTACATGTATGTAGATAGCTATTTATTTCCAGAAAGGTATTTTGAAATATACTCAGATTTATTGGGAACAACTGAAAAACAACTTAGGGCTGTTGGAGAATTATGTACTCCTCCGGATTTAAATAAAGAAACTTTAATTGCGGAGCCTGAAAATTTGGAAAAAACAAAAATTCTGAATTAATTTGTATAACAAAAATTAAAATATGTCAAAAATTAACATAGAAGCTTCAATGCTTTTAATTTCAACAACCTGGCAAGATGAGCCTTCATTTAAAATGATTCCAATAAGTGAATCATGTCCTTATGTGGAGTGTTTATTTGATCCGGGAAGTAAAACATTTGTAATAATTTCTAAAACTATTAAAACATCATTTCATATGATGCCTAAACTTGATGACATGGGTGACCCTACTGTACTTAAAACTGGGAAAAGACCAAATGGTAAAGTTATAAAAGAGCAAAGAGTTTCTCTTGATACTTTTCAAGAACATTATGTAGCAGACATGGAAGATGCAAAAGCAATTATAAAAATATTTGCTGTAAATGAAGCTGACTTTGAGTATGCAACTATAGTAGATAAGCCTGCAATTAAGGCTAAGACACCAAGTGCATTAATTACATAAAGAAAAAGGGGTGTAAAAAGCCCCTTTTAATTTAAATATGAAAACGCACTGGGTACATGATTATGAAACTATATCAAATTGTTTTGTAGCTGTATTCATCAGTATTAAATCTGATGATAATAGAATCTTTGTTGTTCATGATCTTAGAAATGATCTTGATGAATTTATAGAATTTCTTAAACAAAATGTCCTTCATGATGAATGGCATTTATCATATAATGGTTTGGCTTTTGATGGTCAGATAACTCAATACATTATAGATCACGCTGAATCTCTTATGATGATGAGTGGTTGTGAAGTAGGAGAGTGGATATATGATAAAGCACAGAAAGTTATAAATATAAAAAATAGTGGAGAATTTTTAGATTACAGTGAAAGAACTATGGATATACACCAGATTGATTTATTTAAATTAAATCATTGGGACAATCCTGCAAAAAGATCAAGTCTGAAATGGATAGAGTACACAATGGATTGGAACAACATAATGGATATGCCAATTCACCATAGTACTGAAATTACTACACATGACCAGATTGATGATATAATTAAATATTGTATTAATGATGTTGAAGCTACTAAGAATATAATGAAACTTAGTAAAAAACATATAGCACTAAGAAAAACACTAACTGATGAATATAATATTCCATTATTTAGTGCATCAGAACCAAGAATTTCCAAAGAATTGTTTTTACATTTTTTAAGTCAAAAAACTGGTATAAAGAAATGGGAACTAAAACAACTTAGAACAAAAAGAGAAAAGATTGTTATTAATGATATTCTATTAGATTATATAGACTTTAAAACTGCAACTTTTCAGAAGTTACATAAAAGATTTAAAGAAGTAATCGTATATCCTGATCAAACTAAAGGAGGTTTTAAATATTCTATTCAATATAATGGAGTAAAAACTGATTTTGGTCTTGGTGGTTTACATGGTGCTATAGAAAAAGGAGTTTACAAATCTGATAAAGACAATATTATTATGTCTTCAGATGTTGTAAGTTATTATCCTAGACTTGCCATTGTTAATGAATGGGCCCCAGCACATCTTCCTAAAAAAGAATTTTGTGAACAATACGAATGGTTCTTTAATGAAAGAAGAAAGATATCTAAAAAAGATATTAGAAACTATGTATATAAGATTATTTTGAATAGTACGTATGGATTAAGTAATGATAAACATAGTTTTCTATATGATCCTGAATTTACTATGAAGATTACTATGAATGGACAACTAAGCTTGTGTATGCTTTATGAGATGATAATGGAAAATATTCCAGGAGCTGTTCCATTAATGCAAAATACAGATGGTGTAGAAACTATTATCCCAAGAGAATACATTGAAAAATATAATGAAATTTGCAATGAATGGGAAAAGCTAACTAATCTTGAATTAGAACACACTACGTATAGTAAAATGATTATTGCTGATGTAAATAATTACATTGCTGTGTATGATTATAAAGAAGTTAACGAAGAGATCTTTAATGCAATGAAAGAGGAAAACCCTTTTGATTTGTTTAAAGTAGAGGATGATAAATTTTATTATGCTGGTACTAAATGTACTGGAATGAGATTTGATTTCCATAATCTAGCCTTACATAAGAATAAAAGTTTCTTAGTAACTCGCAAAGCTCTTTTTAACTACTTTGTACATGGTACGGATCCTAAAGATTATCTGAAAACAAACACTAATATATATGATTTCTGTGGAGGAGTTAAAATAAAAGGTGATTGGGAATTTCAAAAAGAATTTATTAAAGATGGTGCATTTGTTGAAGAAAAACTTCAAGATACCTTAAGATATTATATATCAAATAGAGGTTCAAAGATTATCAAATGTAATAAGCTTGACGGTAGAAGAACTCAAGTTGAAGCTGGCAGATGGTTACAAACACCTTTTATAAGTTATGTTGACAAACCATTTGATGAATATGATATTAACTATGATTACTATTTAAATAAGGTTAACAAAGTGTTACACTCTGTTGAACCAATTATTAACCAACTTAAATTAGAATTTTAATGGCAACAAGAATCAAAAATACTACAAGAGAATATCTTGGTAGTGTTGAATTACCTGTATACTCTGATACGTATACTGTAATTTCACATGAATACATTATGGAAAATACACTAGAGCAGCTTGGATTAGCTGGCTTTGGTGTAAGTGATGCATCTTATAGATGTACAGCAGATGGTAATATTGCTCAAGGGCTTTATTATCTGACATACAAAAGTGATCCTGATATTGGGATGATGTTTGCATGGTCAAACAGTTACAATAAACAAATGCGTTTCAAATGTGCAATGGGAGGACATGTATTTGTTTGTTTAAATGGTATGCTTACAGGGGATATGGGTTCTTGGAATAGAAAACATACAGGAACTGCTGACCAAGAAGCAAAAGATGCAATAATTGATCAAGTTAGTAATGCACAAGTATACTATGATCAACTAGTATCTGATAAAGATAAAATGAAAGCTGTTCTTCTTAGTAAAAAAGAACAAGCGGGTCTGTTAGGGATTTTATTTGCACAATATGGTGTAATTACTACTGAGCAAGCATCTATTATAAAACAACAGATGGATAAGCCAGGGTTTAATTATAATGCAGATAAGAATAGTTTATGGGCGTTTTACAATCATGCTACATTAGCTCTTAAAAAGTCACATCCGAGAACATGGATGGAAGATCAAAGAACTTTACATGCATTTATATCCATGGAGTTTGATTTATATAATTTTGATCCTACAGCAGTTGTTGAAGAAGATGTTACAGAAGGTGAAATAATTGATCCTGCTCAAACTAATCTATTAGACCAGATTAAAGAGATTGAATCTGATGAATTAGAATTGCCACAAGCACCTAGTTCTCAAGTTGATGTTCATGAAGAAAGTTTAAATGAACCATTTGATCATACAACTGAAATTGATTCAGACGGTGAAGAGAAATTATTATTAATTGATAAACAAGAAGGTGATGTTTATGTAGGACCTTCACCAGATGTTGTAGAACCTAAAATTATTTTAACTAATTCTATACCAGATATTGCAGAAGTAAATACTCCCTTCGGTAGAGCTGACTCTAACCAGACAGAGGATATATTATCAAATACAAAAGATGAAAATGCGACACCAGAAGGAATGGATTTATTTTCAGAAAATGCAAATAGAAATAGAGATGGAAATCTTGAAACTGAAAAAAATTATGATATAAAATCAGAATTAAATAAAGAAGTAAAATCAGAAATAATTAAAGAAAATTTTGAATTTACTGATGATGATAATGATGATATACCATTAAATTTTGACTTATAGAGTCAACTAAAGAGGGAGGTTTTAAACTTCCCTCTTTTACTTTAAATAATTAAAAACAAATAAAATGACAGAAATTAGTTTTACACCATTAGGTACAAGAGTTATTATAGAACCTAAAGAAATTGAAAAAACAACGAGTGGAGGATTAATCATTCCTGATGCATCTAGGCAACAATTACCAGTAGGTATTGTTCTTGCTGTAGGACCAGGAAGAGATGGTGAATCTACAACAGTTAAAAGAGGTGATCTTGTATTATACCGTGAAGGTGCTGGTTCACCTACTGTATTAGATGAAGGAACTTTTCTTATGATGAGTGAAAGTGAAATTTACGGAATTTTTAAATCATAAATGTGGGAAAAGCTTTTAGATTAAAACATAATCTTTTAAGTCTACCAACTAATGTACAAATCGGTCATAAAAATATGACTTACTGTACTGAAGAAGAAGCTTTAAAAAATATTGAGTACTCCATAAAAGATTTAAAAGGAGATGAATTAAAAATATTAAATGGTAAATATGAAAGAAAGCATAATTGATTTTTCAAAAAAAATTTATAAAAAAGACTCTAAAAATAAAATTAGAGTATTACACGTATATACAGACGGAGCTGATTTAATTCAAAAATCTGGATTAGTTGATGGAAATTTAATTGAACATCGTAATACATGTGTTGGGAAAAATATTGGTAAATCTAATGAAACATCATCTATACAACAAGCAAAGTTAGAAGCTCAAAGTAAAATTGAAACAAAAATGACTACTGGTTATTTTGATAGTATTGAAAAAGCTGAATCTGAAACAGTGATTCTTCCTATGCTTGCTAAAGATTATAAGAAAGAATTACATAAAGTAACATTTCCTTGTTATATACAACCTAAATTAGATGGTATGAGAGCATTGGCTCAAGATAATATCTTTAGTCCAATCATTTCAAGAAAAGGAAAGAAAATAGATACTATGGCCCATATTGAAGCCAATGTTAGTAATCTTGAAACTGAATATACATTAGACGGTGAACTATATGCACATGGTTTAAGTTTTCAAGATAATATGAGATTGATTAAGAAATATCGTCAAGGAAAAACTGAAACTGTTAAATATCACGTATATGATATTATATCTGATAAGCCTTTTAATGAAAGATTTGCAATATTAAGGGAACTTATAGTAAATTGTGCTGATATTGAATTAGTTCCTACTTATCACATTATTGATGAAACTGAGCTGAAAAAATTTCATGTAAAATTTATTAATGCTGGTTATGAAGGAACAATTATAAGACACAGTAACGCAGGATACAGTATTAATAAAAGAGATAGTCAATTATTAAAGTATAAAGATTTTATTGATGAAGCGTATGAAGTTATAGATATCTTGCCTAGTGATAAGAATCCAGATCAAGGTGTTGTACACTGTACTATTGGTGGTGGATATCCAAATGTGACTTTTGGTTGCGGAATGAAGTTTTCTCATAAAGAACGTGAAGATATTTTAGCAAATAAAGATCATTACATTGGTCAAACAGCTGAGATCCGTTTCTTTGAGTATACTGATGATGGATTACCAAGATTTCCTGTATGTCACGGATTTAGATTAGATAAATAACTTAAATATTAATTAAATGAAAAAACAATTAGAACAACTTAAAAAGTTTCATGAAGCTTTTGAACATCCAGTAGCTGAAAAACCTACATTAGTAGAAAAAAATACTTGGTTTCTTAGAGGAACGCTGCTTGCTGAAGAATTAGAAGAATACGCAGAAGCATGTAATAGTGGTAATCTTGTAGAAATTGCTGATGCTTTAGCTGACCAATTATATATCTTATTAGGTACTATGCATGTGCATGGTATGGCAGATAAAATGGAAGAAATATTTGATGAAGTACATAGAAGTAATATGAGTAAATTAGATGAGTATGGAAATCCTATTTATAGAGCAGATGGTAAAATACTTAAAGGTTCTGATTTTTCTGAACCTAACATTGCTTCTATAATTACTGATTAATAAATTTAATAAATTTAAACATACTATATTTAAACTAAAAAGAGAGAAGATGCCTAATGGTGTCTTCTCTTTTTTTTTATTGAAGTTTAGAATTTTCAAATGTTTCTATACTTTTAATAGCTTTAATAGGAGAATAATTCTTTCCTTTAAGTCCAATAGTAGCACCAAAATGATTCCATATTTTATAACGTCCTTCTTTTTGCCATTCATATGGACCAGCATCTTGTGAGTATATTGCTTTTTCATCACCACTTAGCATAAGCAATAAATCACCAATAATTTTTGCATAATTACCTAATGTTGGACCAAATGCTATAGTAGTATTATTAGTAAATTCTAGCCAATCACCAAGACCCAGACCAGGGATTGGAATAAAAGCTTCATTCTCTGTTCTAACAGCAATAAGTTGATATAATATATGATTTCCCATATAACCAAACATACCGTATTTATCTTGTCTTTCACGCATTTTAGCAAATCTATCTTCATCACCTGAATCATATCCAAATAAGAAATAAGTTGCATAAGATAATAAAGCAATAAAAACACCTTCTGCAAATACTTTTCTTACTGCAGTTTTTTCTTCAGGTGTCATTAAAGGATAATACTTTTCAGCATCCCATACAACTTTCTTCATTGCTTGTAAAGCACTTATCCAGTAACCTTTTGAAAGATCACCCATATCCCAATCATATGTATGTTCACCAGTTGTAGTTACATCACTCCAAAAACCTTTTCCTGTTGAACTATACTGAAATCTATTTAAAAACATTGGAACAGCAAATCTTTTATAAAACGTAAATAATCTGTATCCTAAATACTTATTAGCTTGTGCATCATCAACAAGATTATCCATTTGACCATTAAGCTTTTTACCAATACCCTGTATTTTAAATTTAAAATCTTGGAATTTTTTAGCACTTGATATAATGATTTCATCACCATAATCTAAATCTTCAAGAGCTATTTTATTTTTTTTCTTAAGTTCTTCTACTGGTACAGCATATCTTTCTGATATTAGTTCCCAAGTATCACCTTCTATATATGTGTGATTTATTTTTTGATAACTCCATTCAGGATCTATACCTTCTAAAAGTGTAAGTTGTTGATTTTCATTTAATTTCCATGCATTAATATATTTAACTGATCTTGTCTCACCATTTGGCATTACTTGAGTTACATATTTATCATGCATCATAGCTCCAAATACTTGTAAACCTGCTTCAAGATCTGTAAGTCTTCTAAAATCATACATCCAGGTAGCGTCAAAGAAATCTTTCATAAAAGTTCTTGAACTTGATTTTCCAAAATCTTTACGTGTTTTTCCAGTAATAGGATCAAAGTGTTCCATTAACTGAAGTTCTAAACTTTTTGGCCCACGTGAGTAGACACCTGTTGCAATCAATTGTGCAACTGCTTTTGCTGACCAAATTCTTCCAGATGCTAATGATTTAAGATTATAATATTTTCCACCAACTCCTTCAACAATTGATTGAAACATCATACCATATCTATTCTTCATTGCTGAAGTTAAGTCAAGTGCAATAAAAGCTCTACTTGCATTACCCATAAGTAGATTTGTTACTTTAACAGCCATTGGATTATCTACTTGAAATTGAGTGTTACCTTGACCATAAAATACTTTATTAACAAGATAATCAACTGCACCTGCTCGTTTGTTTTCTGCAAGATTTATATTAACAACTTTATTAGCTGCTTTACTCATGTTACTAGAGATCTTATTCATATCTTTTATAACAGTATTTTTATTCTCATTTAATGTTTTAGTAATAGATTTTGCAATCGGTTCCAATTCCATTAATGTTTCTTGCTCATTTAATGAGTATAAATAATTATATAAGGATGCTAGTACATCAGTAGATGTATCTCCTTTTTTAAGTTTATACAAACCTCTTACTGGAACTTTATCAATAGGATTACCTCGCATATCAGTAGGTTCTAACTGTTGATTAGCATCAAAATTATGTCCTTCATTATTTTGTTCATAATCTGCTGCATCTTTTTGGACCATTGATTTTATAACAGATTTTAGATTGTCAAATTTTGTTGCAAATGATTCCTTTGTTTTTCCTGATTGTACAAGCTCAAGTGTTGAGCGCTGTCTAAATCTTGGAAAATCTAAGTATAATTTAGATCTATTTGGCTTATTGACTTGTAGCTTAAGAAAATTATCTGTAATACTTGTAAGTAACTTAAATTGAGCAACTCCTTCAGCATCATTACGTGCTTCAAGATTTTCATACTCTTTGTTTATATATTTTGCATCAACTGCTGAATTAGGATTGCCAGGTTCATACTTACGAGGAAGAGGTTGAAAACGATTATCTAAAATAGTTCCTACATAATCATTTTTATCTGATCCTGGAGGAATAGTATAATATTTATCTTTTACTTTTGAGAAAGTATATTTCTTATTTGGCACTCCTCTAACTTCAATTGGCTTACCATCAATTGGATTAATTAAAGTTGTTTTCTTAAAAAATTTTTCTTCACTAGGTAATGTTAATGTCCAAACACTTGTTCGTACCCAAGTTGGTACTTTCTTTTTTTGTACTTGGTCCCATAACATCATTTGATAATGATTGACATCAAACCATTCTTTAAAAGTTGGATCTGCCAATGCTTGATCTATTAGTAAAGGATTATTTATCCAGTCACCTGCATTTTCTTGATTTATTTGATCTATTTCATCACTAGAAAACTCTACAAAACGTTTAGCAAAATTAAATGAATCTACGTAATACTCTGTAGCCATCATATCTCTTAACTGAGATAATTCTTTATATAACTGACGTTGTCTTGTTACATCTTCTTTACTCATACCTAACGTATTCTGTACGTTAACTAAGTTTATATATTCTTTTTTTTCTGCTTCTGTTAAAGGATTTGTTTTTTCTTTTATTCTAGTTTCATATGATTCTAAGATATCCATGTCTGCTGCACTTAAACCAGTTTTTGAATCAAACTCACCTTTAAGTTTATTAATATCTAATTCTATTTGATGTAGAATTCGTATTTGATTTGGACTTAACTTTTGACCATTAGGTCTTCTATCTGTATCTCTGGATAAAGTAACTAAAGCTCTTCGTTGTTTAAATAAATTAGCTAATTCTGCAGCTATTGGTGAGTTAGTTTTATTTCTTTCTGCTATTTTATTTAGTTCTGTATATATTTTTCCTGTTTCCTCGTAATACTCATCACTATAACCAATTATAAAATTTCTATCAGTAAACTTTTGTACTGCTTCTTGAAAAGCTTCTGCATTATCTTCCATGGTTATACCCGCTCCACCTATTTTAGTGTTAACATAAATTTCAAAATCTCTTTGTACTTTTTTTTCATTAGTGTTAAACTCCATGAATTTAGCAGATTCTTCTTTATACTTTAATCTAACTAAAACTTTACCTAGTGTTTCAGTATCTTTAACAACACCATCTTCAGTATAATAACTAAATAATTCATTATATTCTTTTTCAGCAGCTAAGTATTCTGTATTTACATGATCCTCAATGTCTGCCATATTAACATTTTTATAATTGTTCATGGTTCTTAAGGCAGTCTGTCTTTCAATAAAAGCATCTTGTGAATCAGTTTGACTTACTGTAAAAAGTTTTCCTGTAACTGGATGTTCTACTTGATTAGCTGTTCTCCATATTTTTCTTACTTCATAGAATTCTTTTTTAAATTCTCTATGCATGTAATCTTCTTCAAATTTCCATATAGCTTCTAAAGCGGTTCTTTCAGCATCTTTATCTCCATCTATTCTAGCTTTTTCTAAGTCATACTTAAGTTTACCTTGATCAGATCTCCATCCATTACCAAATCTGTTTAAGAATGTGTATACTTCAAATGTGTCAAAGGATCCATCTTCTTTTTGAATTGGTACAGTATCTGTAAAAAGCAACATATCAGATAATTGCCTTGTATTATTTGGATTGTAGCCTAATTGTTTTAAGAAAGGAAGAATATCAGATGCAATATCATTAGCTTGATTATAACTACGTCCTTCAGTTTCTGATAGATTGCTTTTAATAAATCTTGCAAAGCTTCCAGTAATTGGATCATTCATACTCATATATGGAGTTATCATTGATGTGAATAAACCAATGTCACCTCTCCTACCTTCTATAAAGTCTTTAATTGTATTTCTGTTAAGTCTTTTAGAATAAAACTCTTGTGCAACATCTTTAAGATACCTAAAGCTTTTGGGAGTATTTGGCAAACCCATTCCTTTTGGTGTTAATACTGCGTTTTCATTTTCTAAAATTGCTTTTACAGCATTATCAATCTGATCTTGTGTGTACCCATCATTTTTTAAAATACTTTTAATTCTTTCTTCAGCATATTGTTCAACTGCTTCACTCATATATTCAGTATGTTCAGTAAAGAATTCAGTTGTAAAATCTAACATTAAATTATTAGTAATTTTCTGTGCATTAGAAACTATACCTTCTATACTAATAATCTTTTGTGTAAATGGATTCTCTGTTTCAAGATCCATAGCATCTTTTATATCACTAAGAAGTAATGCTTGTCTATTTAAAAATTCTTGATAATAAATTACTTTACTTATACCAGCTTGAGTTAAATAAGATTTCTTAGTCTTCATTGTTTTAACAATATTTTCTATTTGACTAGAAAATACTTTTGTTTGTGTTAAACTATTTACAAGAGCAATTGATCTTTCTTTAAATTCTTTTTGCTGAAGCTCCATAGCTAGAGCCATTTTTTCTTCATTAGTTTTACCTACAGTTTCATAATCTTTTAGATATTCTTTTATATTAGTAAGAATACTGCTACTACTAGCTAATTCTTCTCTTAATTTCCATGGTGTATTCCTTAACCTAGCAATCTCTGCCATATTTTCAGAATATGCTCTGTTAAGAGCTTCTTCTAATTTTAATTTATCTTTATCAAAGTTAAGTGTTTCATAAAGTTTTTGCCATTCTAATTTTACTACTTCTTTAAATTCAGCAAAATCTTTAGGTTTGAGGTTAAGATTTTCTACTATGAAATCTTCACTTACCATCATATTAGCTAATTCTTCTAAAGTAGTGTTCTCATTAAGTTTGCCTAATACAACTTTTTTTGTTGTCAACTTTCTGATTATTTGCTTAATAGCATAAAGAAGGTTTTTTATAAATTTTTTAAATCCTTCGTCAGTTTTTGTTAATTCATTTACTTTATGAGTTGCTTTATATTCTAAAGCTGTTACTAAGACTTCCTCCTTAAATCTATCTGATTGATTTTGACCATATGGATCACTTTCATCAAATTTAAGATTTGGATATCCAGCTTTTACTTGATTAATTACAGTTTCACCATTCTTAGTAAGTGTTAATTGAGTATAAAGATTATCAAAAAGTTTTCTATCAGATATAGATATAGCATTAATAAATGGATGCGCAAACTCATGAAGTACATTGGCTACTGTCATTTGACCATCAACAAAGTATACTACATTATTATAAAAGAATGCTGGCTGATTATTATATGGTGTAGGTGTATTAGCTAATAATGCTACTGCTTCTTCTGTACTAACCTGATCATAGTTTATACCAAAAGCTGCTTTAAACTTATCACCTAGAGCTTTTGCTATTTCATTTGCTTTAAAATTATCAATGCTACTAGCATCATTATTCATTATATTCCAATATTGAAATACTTTTTCATTATATAGTTCTCTATTAGTATAATCATAAGTTTTTCCTCCTAACTCCATTCGTCTCATGTCAAGATCTTGAGCTAATACATCCATTCTTTTTATTTCAACTTCTTCTGCAAATGAAGTAGCTTCATTCAATTCTAAAATTACTTCATTATCATAGTAATCAGTAATTAAATTTTCTGAAATAATAATTTGAGCTTCTAAAAGATCTGTTGTACCTACATATCCAAAAGAAAGTACTTTTTCTCTGTAAAGTTTATTCACTGCTGCAGCTACTGATTTGGCTTTTTTTGGAGATGCACCCATACCTTCAGTTGCTAATTCCTGAATATCATTATACAAACTATCTTTAATTTTTATTCTACAAGGCATAATAAAATTTTTGTTTTGTAAATATACTATTTTTTAATCGCATTCTGAACCTGATCTTTTTGTTGGAGGTCTACCTGCAGGTTTATTTTCTCCAAATAAGTTAAGTTGTGTTCCTGGATCAATTGGTCTAAGTTCTTCTCTTACTTCCATAAGTAATTTTGGAAACTCCGTACCCCATCTACTTTTATCTTGAGTATGTGTAAGAACTTTATTACCTGTAGCTAAAAGTATTTGTAAAGCATTTGGATTTTGTTCAAATGATGATTTTAGTAAATCTTTCATTATTCTAGAAGAGTTATCATCCCAATTAGTAATATTTAAGCTAGGAATAGTTTTTCCTATTCTTTTAGCTTCTGCTCCAGTAGCAGTAGATAATTTTCTTAAAAATTCATTTCTTTCATTAACAATATCTTCTCTAGTTTTTCCTTTAGGGGGAATTTGAAGTGAACTAAAATAATCAGTATATAATAATTTTTCAGCTTGAAAAGCCCCTTCTACGGTTTTAAAATTTTCAATTATACCTAAAGCAACTGGCACACTAGATGTTGGTACAAAAGGTCTATTAGCAAAATTACTTAACTCAGCATTTTCGTTAGTACCCGCATATATATTAACAGTCTCACTAGTTGGTTTACTCCAAGTTCCTAATAATTGACCATCTACTGTTACTTCAGAATAATTATATCCCTTAGCTTCCATATTAGCATAAAGTCTTTTTTCTCCAGTATTATAAGTGCTAGAATCTGTATAAGCTTTATTATCAGTAAGTATTGTTGCTCCAGCTTCTACAGCCTTGATAGCTTCTTTTATAGTTCTATCTTGTTGAGTTTTTTGTTGTAACGCAGTACCTCTTTTACCTCCAATAGATACAAATATTACATCATTAGTTGAGTAGTTGCCTGTATTAGCAAATTCTCCTGCTTGTTGTCTATAAGTTTCTGTAGAACTTCCAGTAATACCTTCACCAAACCCTATATATTGAGTAGCAATACTTGCTTTAATAATTGCTTTTTTATCAGCAGATTGTATAGGAGTTACAGTAAATAAATTTTTCTTACTAAGCTCACTAGCTGGTTGAGCAAATGTTTTATTCACGGCTTGACTTTTTTCAGCATTGTGTCTAAGTGTAATACTAAATCTTTTAGACTTGTTACCTTCTGCGTCTATACCATGTTTATAATTAATTTGACCATCTTTACCCATTATTAAACCTAGGCCAGACTTCATTGGTATTTCATACCTTTTTCCTCTACCATTAAGAATCATAGTTCTTTCGTCACCAAAACTAATAGTTACAACAGATGGATTAAGTTTACCCTTATTGTTTAATATTGGTTCATTATCAGTATGGAATCCTATTTTTTGACTACCATCCTTATATTCATTTATAAGAGCCATGTCAAAGTAACCTTTTTCAAAACCTAATTCTGTTTCTATTTTAGAAATTAACCTTTGAAGTTCAGGACTTCCTATATTAGCAGATCTTGTAGTTCCAGAATAAGAATAAGCAGTATCAGAAAAATACATACTTCTCCTACCTTTACCAAACTTATCACTGGCCTTATGCTCAGTCTCGTAAGTATTCTTATATAATTTTTCTATAAAATTAAATATTTGTTCAGACTCTTCTTTATTAAATACTTGCTTAGTAAATACTTCAGCATCTTCAACATCTACTTTTGTTAAACCTTTTGTATTTACTAAACCATTTGTTAATAGTGTAGCTATATCCAGATCTTCAATTACTTGATTTCCCTGTAATATTTTTTCATTTTTATTATTAAATTGTATTCCCGTAGATAAATCAACATTATCAATGTATACTTCTCCTGTAGCTTGATCAACAAGACTATATAGTTTACTTTTAGGAATTAACATCCATTTAGATGATTGAGGAGCTCTTTCATTTTTACCAGTATTGGTGTTATAAAATGCTTTAAATATAGTTGACGATGTAAAGAATGCTTTAGGTAAACTTCCATTACTTTTTCTTACATACTCATTGAACGATTGAACATCTGTATCATTAATAATTTTACTTCCTCTAACAAGCTGAGTTGGTTCTATAGGTGTTGTAAAAATGCTTTCAGATTCTAATACCTTATCTTCAGGATCCTCTGATCCTTCATATCTATTGACAGCTGCTGAATCTATTAACTCATATAGTATTTGAATACCTTTATTTGATTCACTAAAGCCTGGATTTCTATGCTTTGCCCCATATTCAAATGACCATCCTTCTAATTTACTCCAGTCTTCTATTTCTTCATCAGACATTTTTGAAAAATCAATTAGCCTTTTATCAGTCACTTTAACTAATAGCATTTGACCTTCACCAATTTTGTCTCCTGACCAAAATTTAATTATTTGTCCAGGTTTTGCTTTAGCCCAATATGCATATGCATCATTAGTGTAATATCTAGTAGTGGCTGTTCTTTCACCTTGTAAGATAGCTTCAAATGTATTATCTGATACTACGTCATCTCTTTTATTATCACCATACTGAAATGACATGGTACCTTCTTTATCAGCTTTATTATAACCATTGTACTCTTCTTCAGATACTACGTAATCTTTATACTTATCTTTTGAAAGTAGTCTACCGTATATAATTTCTAGTGTATTATCATTAAGTTGATTTTGCATAAAGCTATTAGATGCATCTTGCATAATATCTGTAAAATCTTGAAATGGTAAAGCTGCATTAAATCCATTTTTACTATATCCTATACCATGTTGGTATAACATCACAAGTGGAAACATTTTAAATAATTTACTTATATATGCATTATCTTTTTTATCAGCTTTGGCATTACCAGTAGATACTTTTTTAATATTAACATCTGCTAATTCTTTTAAATTATGATAATAACTAGATGCCAAGTCCCCTTCTACTCTATTTTTATCTGCTAATGTAAGTACTTTATCATCACCAATAGTATCAGCAGGTGTAAGTTGTTGAAGTACAGGATACTTAACTTTCAAACTTGGAAAATCTTTTATAACATCAAGTATAGTCTGACTAAAAGAATATGTTTCCATTTGCATAAGAAACTTACGGTTAAATGCATTTATTAATGCTCTTTTAGTTAAAAATTCTTCATATGCACGTTCAGGTGTTAAGCCACCTGCTTTGATTCGTTTATATTCTTTATTATCTTTTACTAATTCAATTGGATTTTTTAATTTTGTAATTGCTCTTTCTATACTATATTTAAAGAAACTAGATTTTTTATTACGTATTCCTGATTCAGAAACAAAAGGATCATTTTCTTCTGTAAATGATGTCAAGCCTCTATTAGTGTATGCTTTTTCAGCAGTAGATGATCTAAGGTAATATCCATAATCGTAATCATCTGATAACATTCCTGGATTGATAGTTATAATTTCTTTTTCAGAATTAATTTCTACTCCACCAGGTATGTTTTTTGTTGATGTATTAACTTTGTAACCTTTATATAAATCTGGATAATCAATTACTTCTCCTTTACTATTTACAAAGTTAGACATGCGATTTTGATAGATGTAATTAACTACACCATTTTTAAATTCACGTATAAATTGACTAACAGCTTCTTGATCACTACCATATCTATCTGCTATTCTTGGTGACCCTAACTTGTCTAAGATAAACTTTGTTATTACAGAATTGTTTCTTAACTTAAATAATGGTTCAAGTAATTTAAGCACAAGTTCATTTTTATAAAATGAGCTTAATATTGATTCATTAACTAATGCCAGTACTGTATCTGAATCTACTTTTGAATTAGTCATTAATTCTTCAAGACCTTGTATTTTTCCAACTAATTCTTGGGCTGTTTTAGATCTTGTAGTATCAGGATTTGCTAATCTTTTAAGTGAATTCAAACCTTTAATTTGCTTTTCAATTTCTAAGAAATGCATAAACGCAGCTATCTTTGTTTTTTCACTACCTTCACCTTTTACTATTTTATATAATTCATTTTTATTAAAAGTACCAATTCCAGCTTCTTCCATAGCTACACTTGCACCTTGATAATATTTACTTGTAGAAACAGGACTTGATCTAAGCTTATAAATTTTATCTCCTTTTTCAGTAATTATAAGATTAATTATAGTATCCTCATTATTTAATAGTTGCTCCATTTCTGCTTTTGTAGCAAATTCTGTATTCTTTTTACCTTTTTGATAATATTCTACAATTGATTTTCCTTCTAATACAGGAATTAAAGCTTTTAAATTTTCAGTATTTACTTTAGCTTCCATAGCTATTTTTTCTTTAGCAGACATTGATTCTGTTAAAGTTTGATCAGCGGCCATATATTTAATCAATGGATTAGCTATTACTTCTCCTCTTTGAGTAACAATTTCTTCGTAAGCACTGCTAAGCAATCTTTGTTTTTCTGCATACTTACGTACTAATGGATTGGATACAAAGTAAATTGCATCTTTAGCTGGAACTCCAGCTTTAAATAAATAAAATAATACTGGTGCAAGTTCAGGATTAGCTTGAATATAAAATATCCAAGCATCCGCTTCAACATCTACTAATCCATTTACTGACTCTGAAAATAGATCAGCTATTTTTTCTATACCATCTACTGAATATATATCAGATAATGAAATTACAGTTTGGTTTTTACTATTTGTTGTTGAGTTATGGCGAAGTTTTAAACGCATTTTATAATCCACATCTATATCAACATAACCATCTTCACTATATATTTGTGCTTTATAAGATGCTGGCATTTTTGCATCAATTTGATTTAATAATGGGTGCAATGCATTTTCAATTGCAGCAATACCAAGTACTTCTTTACCAATTAAATTTGCTGAATGCTTATCTAAATTAAAAGGTACTTCTAATGTTCTTGTTGGACTTATTACAATATCATTATTTTTTCCATCAATTCTTGGACCATCATAAACATTTTCAAATTTATCAAATTCACTAACGTATTTTTGAAGATCCATAGCTATGGGTCTTAATGTATTTGTTCCTGTAGGTTTGGTAAGTTGTGCAAAGTTTGAAGGAAGCTCAACTATACCTTTAATAGCTTGGATTAAGTTATTTTCTAAAGCATTTTTCTGATTACGTATTATAACTGATATACCTTTTCCTTTATCTTCTTTTATTTTACTTATTTCTTTTTTTAATTCTTCATTAGTTACATTAGATGTAATAAACTTTCCACTTGCATCAATGCTTGGCATGAATGTAGTCATCTTATCTACATCAAAATCAGATCCATTTTTAACTACGATCTCTGAAGGAAGTATAATTATATTACTTGCTGCTGGATCTAGGAATTCGTAGACTTCCATTGACTCAATAAATCCTAATGTTTGAGTAGGAATACGTACACCAGCTAATGTTACAGCTTTTCTATTTGAACCATCATCTTGATCTAACCAATTATCATCTTTGATCATCTCATTAAGACGCTCCCTTGTTTCTATAACCTCACCATTTATATCTTTAAGATTTAATAAGTTTAGAAAGTCTCCTTGAAGTGCAATTGCAACCTTCATTAGTTTAGTCTTACCATTTACTTGATGATAAAACGGAAGATTGTTACTTCCCAGGAATTTTTTAATATCAGCTTTTGAAGCTTTATCAAATTTCTGTCTTAAAACCCTATCCCATGTACCATTTGTAGTAGCACTAGACACCTGTACAAGTCCTTCACCTTTTACTTTTTGTTTGATTAATCTTTTTTCAATTAAAGATATAATAGTTTTTTCAATTGTGTCGGCTTCAAGATGTAAAGACAAATCTATGTTAATCTTATTCTCTTGATTTACACCTATCATCTTTATTAGATGTTTAGGTACTGCTTTTCTGCCTAATTCTTTATGAATAACATTTACAAATCTATTTAAATCTCCAGTGTATGCTCCATACTTATATTCAAATCCAATATCATTAAGAAGTTCTATTGTTAAAATTTCTGTGTATTCATCTACAGCATCATCATAAGCTTTGACTTTTTGCTTATCTATACCTACTGGTACTTCACCATTATTATATAAACTTTCAATAATAACTTTACGTAACTGAGTTGCAAAAATTGTTTTCTTTTTAAATTTATTTGGTACTTTAGTTACATCTTTAAGATATTCACCATATATTTTGTTTATTGTAAACTCTATATTATTTACAATATCTTTTTGTTCTTCGTTATCATATATTTTATCAGGAGAACCATCTTTTGTTATTCCAGATACTTTTGAACCAGACTCAAATACAACATATTGAATATCTTTTTCCATCATTTGCTTATGAAGATTATCCATATCTGATCCTTCACCAACCATAGTAGGAATAAGAGGCATTAATGAGAATTTATGCATTCCTGTTAAAGGTAGTAGTGCATCTGCTATAGGTCCGTAATACTGAAGTTTGTATACAGGAAAAAATTCTTTTATGTCTGAAGGATTAATTTCTCTGTTATGTATTATATCTTGAAATAAGTCTTCTTGTTCCGGACTCCATTGTTTAGATAACTTTTTTAACATTCTGTATGTATCAAAAGTAATTAAACCTTGACCATCACCTTCTTCCATATTTTTATACTCATCTATATCTCTAGCTACTCTTGATTCAACTAAAGCTTTTACTAATTGAGGTTTAGTTGGATTTGAACCTAACTTAGATAATTCAATTTCATTTAATGCATCTTTAAGATCTTCTTTAGCAACTTTCTTAAATCTTATTGCATAGTCTTTTCTCCAAGCATTTGCTATTTCATCAATGTATATACTAGTTCTTTTAACATCTTCAAGTACAGCTGTATTTATTGTTCCATTGTATTTGATATTTTTGTATCTTGCATCAAGTGTAGTAGCATAACTACCTTTATTCCATACATTTTGTATAAAGTTTTGTGCTGAAATATCTGTTCTCACACCTAATCCTCCAGAAGTAAGACCTGTATTTCTTTTATGTAGATGATCTTTAGCGTGATTATACTGAGCCATATCTCCATACAATAAACCTATTGTTTCAAAGTTATGTATGAATGAATTATATACATAAGTTCTTACTAAAGCATCATCAATCTCAGCTTCTGTTAATTTATGTACAGCAAGTTTATTTCTAAGTTTTGGATCAATAAATCTATTTTTTCTAAGTATTGCTATAGAGTTTGTAGTTTGATTATCAAAATAATTTTTAGTGCTCTCTGCCATTTTAGCTTTAAGACTAGGGTTATTATTCAATGCTTCAATAAGATCCGTTCCTTCTAGGTTGTAAATTTGATTTTTTATATTATTGTTTAATACATCATCAAAAGCTGTAAATAATTCACCAGCATAATATTCTTTACCATCCCATTTCATTCTTCTATTATAGCCTTTATACTTTTTAAATTCTTCTGGATTTGCACGAAATCTTTTGAGTCTTTCAAACTCAGCAGCCATATAAGGTAATATTATTTCTTCAAAAGCATAAGTTTCACCTGATCCATTCTTTAATAAAGATTCAAGATCTACATAAAGTTTACTTTGTTCTTGACTAATGGGTCCGTCAATACCACCTCTTATAACTATACCAAAAGAAGAAGATTTAGAGGCATGTCTAATAAATTCTTGAATACCTTCTTTAAGCATCAAATTCATTTCTTGTAAAAACTTACCATAGTAATCTAGACCTGTAGTAACAACTCCTTCTTGAATCTCTGCATTTTGTGTACCTGAATCAATAAATAATTCTAAACTTTTATCTTTTAATTTATTAAATTGACCACCATCGTAAAAATTAAATAAGTTTTTAAGTATTTGAGATCTTTTTGTAAATGAATTAGTTGCCGGATTAAGATCTGACATGTGTTTAAATTCATCTTTAGTCCACAAGTCAGTAAGTTTTTTTGCTTTATTTAAAGCATACACTCTTCTACTTGCAGTTTGATCATCAATATGTTCGTATACAACATTACCTTCTGGATTCAGTACACTAAAGTTTGCATATTGTGATCCATATTTACCATGTAAAATAGCTATACGTTCTATTTGTGTTCTTTCAGTTATTTCTTTACCAAAAAGTTCAGTTGATAAACCAGTTGATTTACTTAATTCAGCTACAGGATCTTTTTTAAAGATTTCAATTTGAGTTAACTTAAATTCTTCCTGCTTTGTAAGTTTATTATTTTCTGCTTTAGTTTGAAGTTGAAGTTCTAATGCAGAAAGATCTTTAATAATACTATATATGTATGGTAGACCGTAGTATTCACTACGCATTTCTAACTCATTTTTAATTATTTTTAAGTCATCAAGATTCATTCCCAAGGCTCTTGCAAAAGCTAAACTTTTACTAACGTCAAAGGTTCCTTTTACAGTGCTTGCATCTTTAAATACATCAGTAACTTTTTGAAGATTTAATTTAGATTTATTATTATCTCTTGTGATAAATCTATTTTCTTCTATTGTTTGAGTTTTAAAGTTATCACTAAAGCTTCTTCTAAGAAGTCCTGTTTCATAACTTGCTTTAATAGGTTTTAATACATAACCATCTTCAGTATTAAATGCAGTAAGTTGCATATAAGAGGTTCTCTTTCTTTTGAAAGTTTGCCAAAATGCTGTAGTAATATCAAATTCTGTTTCATGATCAGCAGAATTTGGATTTGGAAGCTTATATTTAATTAACTGTTCTAATTCCGGAAAAGATTGCCAAAGTAATTTATTATTTAATATTTCATAAGCTTCAACAGGATCTTCAATTCCACCTATAGCTCTAACAACATTATCCCACATGCTACCATAGTTGACTAATTTTTTAAAACCTAATCTATTATAAACAAAATTTTTATTTTCTTTCTTATGAAGACTACCCAATACATAAGATACTTCATCTTCTGTACTTTCTTCTAATGATTTTTGACCAACACTTTTATCAGCTATTTGATCTGAATTATTTATTGATTCAGCATCTCCAACATAACTATCTTCATCTTCCTTTAATTCTTCATTAATTATAGTTTGTCTTTCATTGATAATTCTATAACTACTATTTTCAACAAGGTATGCTAATGAACCATGCTTTTCATTACCAAAGTTTGTAATTACAGTTTGTAGTATTCTTATATCATCTTGTAACTTTGCTTGCTCAGCTGTAAGTATTTTAGTAGTTACAGGTTTCTTATTATATTCAAGAGCTTTGTATTTTGCTCCACCTTCAATATAGCTTGTATATTGTACAGTAGCATCTTGCATTGAATCAACTACTATTATTCCTACACGTTTCCCTTTACTGTTGGTTATAGATTCGTGACTATAGAAGTCTCCAATAATACTAATTCCATGATACATTTCACCTTTTAACCTGTCTCCTTTTTTTGAGCTTAAGTTAAGTTTGTTAAATTCATCAATTTGTGATCTAAGAAATACATACTTGTCATCTCCTGATTTTTCACTAGCAATCATAACAGCTGCTGCATTAGCTTTAAGTTCTGATAAAGTATTGATTGAATTAAAAGAAACATCTGTTATTTGCCCAAGCTCTTTTTTACGGTTTTCAAGTTGTTTTTCAAATCTTCCTTTAAGTATTTTAAATGCAATCTCTCTATTACTTATATTCTGCTCCGTTCCAAGAAACATTCTTTTCTTTTTCTTATTACTAAGAATCTCAATACTACCTGCTTTACTACCTGGAGCATCTCCATTTTTAATTGCTAATTGATCAACCATTTCAGAAAGAGTTGAGTCAGCACTTTCAACAAATAAATCTGATTCTTCTTTATTTAAAGCATCTTCTTTTTTATTTTTTACTTGAGATATACCTCTGTCCATTTCATTAAACATGACATTGTCAATCAATGGAGTATACTTATTTAGTAGTTTTGGATTTTTACTAGAAAAATAAAGTGTATCAAACATCTCTTTAACTGATGAAATATCATAAAGATCTGTAATTACATCTTGTTTAGTTGTATTTTCAAATACACTTTTAATCCAATTTAGTATTCTTCTAAAGAGTGAATTTCTTTTTGGCCTACCTTTTTTAGCTTTTGGATTTTTAGAAAAAGTTCTGAAATCTTCTGCAAGTTCTTCTTCAATATCATAGAAAGACATATCTTTCCATTTACCACCTTTACTTCTTATCTCTTTATATAGTGCAGTCTTTTCTGCTTTTGTCAAGAACAATTGTGAAAATGCATGCCAAGCTTCATGATACACATCTACCATGTTACCACCCGTATGCTCATTAATTCCTATCTTACCTAACTTACCACCTTCAAATAATGTAGACCCCGCACTAATAAACTCTGCATAAACATCAGAATTTACAATATTGGCCATTTGACCTAAAGAGATGAAATTTTGTAGTGGAGATGTTTTCCACCAATCATCAGCACGTTTAATATCTTCAGATGTTATACCTAACTGATTAAGAATGGTTTTTCTTTTAAGTCCACTTTTTGTATCAAAACCATCAAAAAGATCTCCTTCTGATGGATTAATAGTTCCTTCAGGATTAAGTTTTTCAGCGTCTGTAGTTTTAATCTTTTTTGCTTCAAGATCTTTCTTTTGTTCTTGATATAATTTTGTTCTTGGCTTTTCATTTAATGTGTAATCAGTTTCTTTAATAAAAGCTATTGCCACACCTTCACTATTATATACAGTAATTGTATCAGTAATATATTCAGTATCTGTTTCAATATCTTCGCTAACTAAAGTTACAGAATCATTAAGTTTTGGCATTACTTTTTTAACAGTTCCTTCATTTTTTTTAAATTTTTTAATAATTGATGCAGATACAGGTTGACCTTCAGCATTAAGAATTGTAAATGAACCATATCCTTCACCTTCTGTATTGGTACCTGTGTTTCCAATGTAGTTAACTTTAAAATCTTTTGTGTTATTTTCTTCTAGTTTAAGTTCGTTAACTAAATTATCTTTAAGTTCTCTTGTGTATGATCTAAAATTTTCAGATTCAATTTCATTTTTTGCTTCATCAATTTCTTCAGTAATCCCTCCTGGTAATGCAAATTGCATGTAAGCATTAAATACTTCTTGAGTTTGGGATGTAGTAAAAATTTCAGCATGTGCTTTACGTAGTACATCATTAATATAGTCAGCTCTTACAAGTTTTCCATTTTGAAAATCAAAGTAACCTCCGTTAACTAAATCAGCTCTATAACGCATTCTTGTTGCACTAACTTGACCAACATTTTCAGCATTTGGATTTGTTACAGTTGTTGCAAACATTAAAGCATCTTTAATTTCTTTAAAAGCTGTTGCTGATGTTAAGTCAACAGGTTTAACATTTTTATCAATTGCACCACTTTTTTCTGCAACTATTTTAATTGAAAACTCATCAGTAGCTGGAATATAAGACAATCTGTATCTTCTTATACTTCTTGCCATATTATTATGAATAAATTGCTCAGCAAAATTCATTTTTTCTTTTCCTGTAAGTTGTGAACTAGTTAATGCACTTGCTATTTTTCCAGCAATTTCATCAGTCATACGTGGTCTATCAATAGTAAATTTCTTGTTGTCTATTGTAATAGTATGATATCCTTCAGGTCTTCCTTTTGATTCTACTGTTACTGATGTTAATGAACTATAAATATTTAACAACTCAGTTTCTGATAATCCAGATTCTGATAATGTATCTAAATACATAAACTTACCTGCTGCAAAACTTTGGATACCTTCATTAATTCCTGTTATTGGAACTAACTTAGCTTCTTTAGTTTTTATAAATTGCTGAGTAAAATTATAAAGATCTTTTAATTCTTTTTGTTGTTCCTTATCAATTGCATCAATAATATTTTGTTCAGTTTGTTCAGTTTCTTTAGCATACTCTGTTAAAGTCATATCAAATGAAGCTGCTAACTTATTTGCAATCTCTGCTGGAGTAGTCACTTGTGATTCTTGATTATAAAGACCTTTTGCATTATATCTAGCTCCTTCTTTTCTTACTGTTCTTGTAAACTGATATACATAACTACCATCTTCAGTAATTTTTCCATCAGTATTAAACTTAACTGGATTACCATTTGCATCAACAATAATCATAGCAACTCTTTCATTTAAAGGAGTTACATTTTTATTTTGTTTACCTTTACCCTCAAGAATATAACCTCTTTCAACAGTTCTTTTAGTATGTGCATCTAAATGTTCTGCTGGAATATCTTTAACAAGTATAGGTTTAAGTTTAAGCACTTGATCTTCATATATAACATCATTTAATCCAGGAACACTTTTAGGATCAACTTGATTACTAATATTTCTTATTGTATTAAATATTCTTCTTCTAGTTTCACTTAAAAGTTCTTGTGTGAAGTCTGTTTTATCTTCAGGATTTAATGGATTATATTCTTGCATTGTTGTTGCAAGAGGACTAAATGGTCTAAGTCTTAATTCAACAAATTCATTAAGTTTTTCTTCATCAATTACTTCTTTTGGTGTAAGAATTTCTTCTTTTTTTTCATTAACCAATTTCTCGAATTCTTCTGGAGATAAATCTGGTCTGAATGTTCTCAATGTATTAACAAATCCGTCATCTGGATTTCTAAAAGTTTGATTTAATTTTCTTAAATCAGAACCTTCAAGAACAGCATCTTGAGTATCTTGCTGCATAGAAGCTATTGTTAAAAGAGCAGGTAATTGTTGTACAAATTTTGCAGCATTAGCTTCATTTGTTTTATTTGCTATCTTATCAAACATTATGTTCATATAATTATCAACATTAAAAGGAATATTTTCCTTCATGCCAATCTTTATACTTTTATAAGCGTGTTTGTATAATTTTTCTACCTGGTCTACTGTTAATGCACAAGTTATTTTCATATTAAGGACATTCTAAATCGTTAAATAAATCTTCTTCTATATCATCAATACTAGATGAGTCTGCTACGTCATTGATAGGATCTTTAGCTATTCCACCAGTTTCTGCAAATAATTTTACTGAGTCTGATGTTTGTTTAATTAATTGCTTGTCACTTTCATTAAGTGGTTTAGATGTTGATATAGCTTTTGTTTTAAATATTGCCACTGTTGTAAAATATTCATTAGGGTTATTAAATGTTTTGCTTTCTCCTGTACTTAATAAAGTTACTGTTACTGAATAAGAAGCACTGGACGCTTGCCCATCATCATCATATTCTGGAACTCCTTGAATTTTTGTAACTACAACTGTATCATACTGTTCTGCAAATAATTCTTCACCTTCAAAGATATCATTTTTAACTATAAGTTGAGTCCCTTCTTCAAGATTATCTAAAGCAATTTCAATATTAGTTCCTTCATCTAATTCTGCTGTTCTTGCTGTAAGTAAACCAGACATTTTGTTTACTGTCTCTGCGTCTATCTTACCCTCTTGAAAAGCAATAAGTAACTCACCTCTCAATTGATTAACATCATTTGTTTTAGCAATCATTACCTTAACTTCAGCAAGAGTTATTTTTTTAACTGCAGGTTCTGTAGATTTTATTTCTTCTTTTGGTTTAGTCTCTTTTTTCTGTTTTCTAGGATTAATTTCTGTTGATCCTTCGGTAGGCTCATCATCACTAAGTTCATCACTACTTGTTTCTCCTTTATTGTTTTCATAATTTCCTGTATATAATAATATATTAATAATTTCTAAGTTTTCTAAAGCTTTTCCTATAAGAAGCTTTGGTTGTTTAAAGAATAATTTACTCATATCAACAATAGCATCTGTAACGTATAAATCTAGAATAAGTTTCTCTTGATCTGTAAGTGGAGCAAATCTGCCAGGTGAATGTAACTTATTAAGTGCATCTGCAATTTCAGGACTCATGTTTTTATTTAAAACATTATTTATAACACTGAGTGTAATGTAATCATCTTCTGCTAATACTTTTTCTATATCTTCTTGTTCTATTAACTCATCTTTTGTATTTACTTCAGATATTTCTTGATAATTAATTTTATTTCTCTCTACTTCTACAGCTACAATAAGTGCTTGATTTTTAATACGTTGTTTAGAATTATTTGCAGGAATAAGTGAAATAATATTACCATCTTTATCTGTAACAATATCATAACTTTGATTATTAACAATAACTTTCTTTTCACTTTTTAACTGAACTGTATACTTAGAAGCAATATCTTCTCTTTCCTCAGGAAGATTTAAACCAGCTTCTTCAATTGTAGTTTCTCCTGTAACATCTGTTAAATATAATGTCTTAGTTGGAGAATATAATTCATACCTAGCAGATTTCTTTTTTCTATTAACTTTCTTTAATCTATATGCTTTTCCTTCAAAGTAAACATTTTGACCAATCATTTCATCTAATGTAGGATACTCTACTTCCCCAATAATTTCAACATTAGTTTCAGGAACTTGATCACTATCTTGAGCAACAGTTTCAGTTAATGCATCAGCTACTTCTGCAGGGAGTTCTTCTTTTTCGTCAATAAGAACTTCTTCTTGTATAGGAATTTTTGTATTAACTTTATCTATAAGATCTTGACTTGGGTTTAATTCAAACCATGCTGGTGTATCTCTATTTGTAAGGTTTTCATTTATACTACTTGATTCAATTTTACCAGTGTTAATGTTAACTTTAGTAAGTAAAGGCATTAGATTTATAGTTGCCTCTACGCCTATCATATTAAATAGTAAATTTTTGTATGCTGTTTGTTGTAATTCGTAAGCTTCAGTCTTAGAATTTTGTGGATAAACACCACCAGTTTTAGTAAAATGTGACCATTTTGTATCCGCACCTGTTTTAAGATCTACAATATGAAATTGACCAAATTTATCTACAAGTAGTAAATCTATCTCCCCTGCTATTCTTACATTTTTATCATAAAGTATAAGTCCTTCTGCTGCTATGTAATACGTTCCTTCTTTTATATCTTTTCTTAATTTAACTAAAGGACCTTTGTTAAAAGTATTATCAAATGCTTCTTGAGTTATAAATGCCCCGTGTATTTTTGAATCCCATATAAATGGTTTATCAACGTCCATGAAATAATCTCTAACTAATCCATCTATGTATGTACCTGCATTTCTTTCTTCTCTGTAAGTAGCTTCATTTACATCTTTAGTAAGTGTTGCTTCAGCATCTTCTTTTGCTAAAGGAATTGTTTTTTCTAAGTCAAGTATTTGTTTACGTATTTCTGCAATACTTTCAGGAGTGCTGCTCTCTAATTTTTCTTCTTCAAGTATTTCATTTTCTTGACTTTCAATTTGCTGATAAATACGATCAATTTGAATTTGATCAATCTTTTTAGCTTTAAGTCTAGCTTCAATAACTTCAGCTCTTTCAGCCATTACATCAAATGATATACGTGGAAGTTCATTTGTTCTTGAATAAAGCAAATTCATAAAGTCAACTGCTGTTTCACCAGAACCCATTGTAAGTTCATAAGCATTTAATACTTTGTCAAGTGCACCATATGCATATGGTTTTTCTTTTAAATCTTCTAGGCTTCTAGTTACTCTAGAGAATGGCTCATGATTAATTAAATATGCTTCTTTTGTCTTTCTTATATTTTCATTAAGCTTTTTTATTCTTTCAACTTTTGCAATAGCATCTTGCATTTCTTGAGTTCTAGCTATACTTTGTTTGTATGTTAAGTATCTAGATAATTCTCCTAATACTTCAGTATATTCTGCAAACATTAATCTATCTTCATCAGTTTGCTTTTCTTTACTTTCAATATCTGTAATAACTTTTTGATAACGTTTAATATAATTTTTAATAGTTGCTTCACTCATTTCTGAAGACTCAAGGATTTTACCATCAATAGCAATCTGTGGTGCAACTGGAGGGCCTTCTTTACTTACATTAAAAATTTCTTCCTGTGTATCATTATATTTTTGAATTATATCAGTTGCTATATCACTTTCCATAAAAGCTTCTAAGTTATCTTCTGAACTACCTTCATATATTCCAGGTGTAATAACCATTTCATTTTCTAAAGCATCTAAAAGTTCTTGTTTAAGTGTAGCAGGAAGATTATTAACAGGTGTATACATTGTAACAGGAATGTATTCATCTGATTCATTATCCTTATTAAAGTTTTCAATTAATTCAGCTTCTTTTTTAGCATATTCTTTTTCTATTTCTGCTACAGCTGCATCTTCCGGTTTAAGTACTATTTTAAATCTATTAGCTGATTCAAATTTTTCAGTAATATTTTCTATATTTAATACTTTACCTTCAGCATTATCTTGTTTTAACTCTTCACCATCTCTATAAAACACTTCTGTAACAGTGTCAGTTCCTTTTTTATATGTAACTGTAACATACTCTTTATCTTGAAGTTCTTTAAGAACAACTTTAATGCTAAGTTTTTTAAGTTTAGGTTTTTTAATTGCTCCTAAATCTATTTTAGTTTCAGTTTTAGGAAGTTCGTCAATCTCAGCCTGCATCTTTTTAGCAAGTTCATCACGTTTTTCTTGAAGAGCTTTTCTTAATGGATGTTTACTTATTGTTTCAACAAGATCTAGTGCTGCTTTTTGATGAAATAAATTAGCATACTTAGCATAATCAGGACTATTTTCTGTAATTACTTTTTTTCTAGATTCATCATAAAATTCAAGTGGAAACAAACCTTCTTTTTTAAATCGCACCCAGTCTTCAGGACTTAAGAATATATTATCGTTGGCAAGCTTATTAAGTAATGAATTATCTTCAATGTTATCCATTGCATCTTTAACCATCTTATCATAATAATCTTTACGATTTTCATAAAGCTCACTCATCCATTCATAATTTCTTGAAACATGGTCTCTAAAATCAGCTGGACTACTTAATAAATTAGCATAAAATGCCATTGATCGTGATTGATGACTTAACCTATGATAATCAACTAATTTATCAAATGCTTCATCTATGTTCTTATTAAAGATATGATCATCTGATAATTCTGCTATTGTCTTTAAATAATTTTTAAAGTGTGTTTCAAAATCATTTATTGCTTTGTTATCATTCTCTTCAGTTCTGTATGATTCAAATCCTTCCCTTAGTGCTGCATCAAATTCTTCATCTGTTGCTTTTTTACCCATATTTTTTTCAAGATCTACACGGGCTTTCTCTCTTAATTCTGGAGTTAAAGTTTTTATAAAAAAGTATTCATTAAAAGTTTTTAGACCTTCTTGAAAATTAGTATATGCATTAAGTTTCTTTTCAAGTTTGCCTAATCTTTTTTTAGATTTTTCATCTGTTAATAGTTTTAATCCTTCAATTTCTGTAGAAAGAATATCTTTTTCATTAGAAAGTCTTTCAAGATCAAACACTGAATTAAGATCTGTAGACGAAACTTTACTAAAATCAAGTTCTGTAGAAAAGTCTTGCATAATACTTTCCATTCTTGAAACAGTATCAGTAAAACTTTCATTAAAAAAAAGCGCATTTCTTTGAGCTAATTTCCAAGCACTGTCAAATATACTTGCTTTATTATATGTTTCTGTACCTTTTTCATAGTCATCTAAATTAACAGGACTAGGGAATTTTTCTTTAATATTTTTATGTGTACGTTCTATTGAACGTGCTCTAGATATTATACTATCAATTCTATCTTGATACTTCTTACCTGTTCCTTTTTCAAAACCAAATGCTTCTTCAAATTCTTCAGGAGTTAAACCTTTCATTGATTCTAAATGCTCAACAAAAAAGTCCATTGAGTTTGTATCTAATGCAAGTGCAACTTTTTGAATCAACCCTTCTTCTCTGGCATCCATTGTCTCCATCTTTGGAGAATCTTTTGAAATATCATTTACTGAATTTTGAAGTGCTTGATTAAATAATTTTGATTCAAAGAAATCTTTTGGATCAGAATAAAATTCATTAAGTGCAGCAGCAACATCTTTACCTGTTTTAGCTTTTGCATTTTTGTATTCTGCATATACATCTTTATTAAAAATTTTATTATAACCTAGCTGATAGTTATTAACAACAGCATTCATTGGTTTAGCAAACATACCCATCATAAAACCACTTGCAAAAGTTTCAAATCCTTGAGCTGATAGTTGAGCATCTATTGCATTAGTAAGTAAACCTTTTGAAAAGTCACTTGTTATTACACTTTCATCAACGTACATTTGCTTATAGTAATTTTTACTAAAGTCAGCAATTACATCTTGAGCATTTTCTTGTAAACCTTCACTTACGTTTGCTTTAAAATATCCCATAAAACCTTTTACACTTGTACCAAGAGGTTGACTACTAAAATTCTTTAATGCATTCTTAAAACTTTTATCTGTATATTCAAATGCACCTTTAGCAGCAGTTTTTTTAGCTCCTTCTTTAGTTGCACCTTTTACAGTTTTCTTAAATACTACCTTACCTGTTTCAAGATCAATAACATCACTTATTTTTGAACTTAATGCTTTTTTAAGGCCACGGTTTGATCCAAGTACATTAGGCAGAAGTATTTTATTACTAGCAAATATTATTGCTGTATTCCAAAGTAATGCATTTGTACCTGCAGCTTTGGCTTGTTTTGTCATTTCTTCTTGAACTTCATTAGTTGGAGCTTCATGAAATTCATTATAATGTTCATCATATAATTCTTGATATAATTCATTCTGAACAAAACCACCTTCAAGTCTAGCTTCAGATAAAGCCATGTTAGCATTTCTCACATCTCTATAAAATCCACCAGCTGTTTTTGATAGCTTAGCTAAATTATTAATATTATCACCTACAGACTCTGCTTTTTTTATATCTTGAATTGCACCACGAACATTTTCAAAAGGATTTATTACCCTACCTACAGATGTTCCCCAAAATGTTCTTGCATTAGAAACATTATTTAAACCTTTCATTGTTTGATTTACTGCTTTTGTACCATCATACATTAAATCAGCAGTAGCTCCAATCTTGCGTATTTTTCTTAAGTTATTAGCTGTTGCTGCAAAGAAACTTGCCCCTCCTGTAGCAGGCGTTAATAATGTTCCTGCTATTTCTTCTAATATTGCAGATGTAAATATACCAGCAGTGTATGCAAAAGACATAGCTGTGTTACTCATAAATGCACCAAAACCATCTTTACTTGATTGACCAATAGCTGCTGCTTCAGCATATTCTTTTGCTGATTCAAGATTTACACTAAAGTCCCCTTTTAAAGCTTTAAATAAACTTTCATAAGTATCCGTGAATCCTTTTGTAAATAAAGGAGCCATTGAATTACTTATCATGACAGATGTATTTTCCCACCAACTTGTGTTTGCATTATAGAGAGCTTCATTATCTCTCATTGGTGAAAATCCTAACTTTTCAAACTTTTCTGGACCATACGCAGCATATCTTTTATAAAAGTTATTACCAGAAGCTCCCGCATTATAAGAAAAAATGCGTGAATGTTGTTCAGGTGGAGCTTCGCCAAGTGCTAGAAGTCTACCTTCTATTCCATTAAATTTTTCTTGATATGATGTAGGAACACCTTTATTTACTTTATTTATGTCAGCATTTTTTTTTCTTAATGTTTTAAAGTCTGCAGTAAGTGGTTCTTGATAAAATTCAGGAAACGAAGGTGTATCTCCTTCAAAAGGTTTTAAACTTTCAGGATTAATATTTTGTGGATTTATTTTTCCAAATTCTGGACCTAAGGATTCAGTTGCGTCAAATGTGTTATCTGCCATTTTGTAAGTCTATATTTGCTTTTCTAACGTTGAACAATTCTGTTATTAAAACTTCTCGTGTATGCATAGATAGATTATGTAAAGGTATTGGACGGCTTTCATTTCTATAATCTTTTATATTAGGATCCCATGTTTTATATTTAACCAAAGCTGACCAAGGTGCACCTGTCTCTTTTGGATTACTTGGAGTAATGTGAAAAGAACCAACATTAGGAACCTCATAAAAATCTCCTGCAGCTCCTTTATATTTTACACTTTGCTCATATGGATCCATCCAGCTAGAATTAAATAAATTATTATTAAAATTTAATTTATCTGACATAAAATTAAAACCATTTTTCATAAATTTTTCACCTTCCTCTACTGTAAATAAATTTTCTTCTTTAACTTCTCCTTTTGCATTTAGAGTAGATATATATGATTCCATCCATTCTTTTTCAGGTATTACTTGCATTCCACCTACTAAACCATTTCCTCCAGCTATTGAAAGTGCTTTTATAGTAAAAGGTTTCATTTTATTAAGTGGGTTGTAAAATTCAGCTTCAAAATCTCTCCATGCTAATAATACTTTTTCATTTAATTCTAAATCTCCACTATTAAGATCTGAAGGTTCATCTCCAAGAGCTGCAACACTATTAGTACCATCCCAATCAATATTAGCAAAATCTCCTTTAGAAAACTGATTCATTGTTACATATCCTGGTGACATGTATGCTTTAGGGATTACCATTTGGTTTCCAATGCTATTTACGGATAGTCCGGTACCTCCGTTACCATCTCCATACATATTAATACCAGAAACGTAATCTTTCATTACATCACCATCTTTGTAAACATTATTAATTTGTGTTATTAGATTATCATAAGTTGTCTCATAATCATCAGAACCTTTTGGTAAAAGAAGTCCTGTACCAGATGCTGCAGCTTTAGGACTATGCATTTGATAATCACCTACTATTTTTTGAATTTGTTTTTTATTTTCTTCTGTAACTTCATAAATATCATGTTCTCCTCCAAACCAACCACGTGCACTTTTTGTAAGAGTAACATATTGACTGTCACCCTTAATGTTTTTCTTCCATAAAGCAGCTTCAGGTTCACCTGTCAGTACTTTAACTTTTCCATCTGCTGTATAAAGATTCACTGTTGAGTTAGCTTGAAGAACTCCTTCTTTATTTACTTTATTCCATACATTAAAACCATTTTCTACTCTACCCGTTCCAAAGGGACCCTTAGAAGCTCTCATAGCTTTTGCACCAAGTAAATCTCTGTAATATAAATAATTATTGTTATCAATTGTAACTGGCTTACCATCTATAATTCTTTGCGTAGGTCTTTCAATTAAATTTCTTGATGTACCATCCGCTTGTAATTTTTCAATAAATTCAAATTTACTTAATTGTGAACCTGATTCATCAAAAATTGCATTTATATCTTCAGTATTATACCCATTGTCTAGAAGTCTTCTTTCTACTGCTGCAGCCATTTTAAGTTTACTATCTTGATAGTTTTTTTGATTATCAAGACTTACAGTAAATTTATCAGAGTTTATAATTAAATTTGCATGCATTTGTTGTAACACACCTCCATCTTCAGTAAGTGTAGGATTTTCTTTTAAATAACTAGTTACTCTATTAACAATACCTTCTAATCTTTTAGCAGGAAAGTTTACGCCTTGACTTGTAAAAGCTTCATTTAATTCATGTACAGTTTCATAATCTGGAGTTCCTTGATTTTCTTGTCGGTTTGCTGCATTTTGTTCCCAAGCTTGCCTTGCGTAATTCCCTACAGGTTTATTTAAAAAATCATACCATTTCCCTTTACCAGTTCCTCCACCAGATTCTTCTTGTCTTTTTACTCTATCAATATCAGCCTGCTGCATTCCAAATTGATACGGTTTCTGCCCAGTACCATCACCAGTCCCATTTAATAAATCTTTTATTTCAGCATCAGTTATTAAGTTTTTACCTTCTAAATAACCAAAAAATGTTGTATATTCTTCAATAAGAGGTCTGTTAATATTTTCAAGATTATGTTTAGCTTGTTGTTCAGCAATTTCAAACATATTTTGGGGTGGTGTAGTTTGTCCTGTTCCTCTTGGTTTAGTAAAAAAAGTGTTATGCATATCAGGATTTTCTACAATCTTACCACTATATGGATCAATTTTATCTATACCATTATCTAATCTAAACTTTTGTATCATATTTAGCTTTTCACCTGTATTTCTAGCTTTTACTCTAGACATAGCTGCAGCATCTTTAAGCTCCTGAACTTTATATGGATTAGCTTCAATATCAATACCTGCATTTCTAAAGGCCCAATTCTCAGCACCCTCTTTCATATCTTTTTGCATAAAAAATGAAGCCATACCTGCATCTACTTTTTGTCTTAATGATTTAAGATCACCATATGGATTTTCAAAACCTGTTGAAGTAGATAGTGTATTTTGTCCTGTACCAAGAAGTTTTTGAACGTATTTTGATTGTTCTAAAACAGTTGTATTAATACCTGCACTTTCTTTTAACTTTTCTAAATATGTCATAGATTCAACACTACCATTACCACCATCAATATTTTTCTGTACTTCTATTGATTTATTTTTAGTAGCTCTCCCACTATCTTCTAAAGTTTTTACTCTATCTTCATTTAATTTTTTAAGAGTATTAAAACTAGTTTGAAGGTATTCCATTTCTGCAGCTTCCTTACTATCTCCAAACTGTGCAGCATTATTATATGCAAAATCTTTTCTAGTTACATAAGATTGTGTTCTATATACTGCACCAATTGCAGGATCAGATCCTAAAGTAGCTTCAAATATTTTATAAAGCGGATCCATAGCTGCTTCACCATTAGTTTTCTTAATGACCCATTTACCATCAGGACTAAAATCAATTGATTCAACGTTAAGATCTGCTTTTATAGCTAAATCTTCAATTCTTTCACCTACATTTATGTATGATGTATATTCAGCATTACCAAATGTCATTGATTCTTCATCATTACTTTCTTTGAATTCTTCTCTACGATAATCCATCTCTCTTATACCAGTATCCCAGTATTGAGACTTCATTTCAGCATCCATAGAATTCTTTAAGCTTTTTGCACGAGATCTTTTTCGCATGTAATTCTTAGTCCATGCCATATCTTTCATAAGAAATTTATTCTCATAAAAAGGTTTGAATACTTGACTAGCTTGAGATACGTTTTGTTCTAATGATAAATCTAAACCAGCTACTCTATTTAGATTAAATTCTATATCTTTTAAATATTCCTCTTTTCTTTCAATATTTGGTTCTCTTGTAAGATCCGCATACATATACTGACCATACATTTTATTAATTGATTTCCAGTTTTGATCATACTGATTTTGCTTAGCCTGCATTAAACCACCATAGAAATTCAAGTCCGGTTGAAAGGGTTGAATTTCTGGTATAAAATCTGTAACTCCTTGAAGATAAGTTGCCATGTCTATTATTTATTATAAATGTATTAAAATTTTATAAGTTTAGTAAACCTATAAAGTTTACTAAAACATGAAAGGGAATACATTTGAACCCATAACATACCCACCATCTTGTTGATATTGTGACATTGCATTGTCTACATCACTTCCAGCATAACCAGCTTGTTTAGCTAAAGCATCTCTGGCAGCTTTTTGTGCTACTGCAGCAGGTATACCTTGATCTAAATATTGCTGGAACCATTCATCATATGTCTTAGCTGTACGTTCACCTGTAAACTTTTTCTTCTCCCCTGTATAATCCATTTGACCACCTACAGATGGGTCAACTGAATACTGCGGATACATTTGATTAAGTGCATCTGTTTTCCATCTATTGGTAATTGCTCCTGTATACAATCCTCTACCTTGAGCTCTTGATTGAGCCATTGAATTATCATATTGTTGATTAGCAATTGTATTTTGATCATACAATCTTTGATTTTTCTGAGCTTCTAACATACGCTCTTGATTTCTAACACCTACGTTAGCTTGTTCAAATTGATTTGCTATTCCAACATTTTGTGTATTGTGTCTTGAAATTGCTTCTGCAGTATTTCCTGCTAATTGACCTTGTATAGAACTTGCTCTTGCGGATGCTGCTTGTGGTCCTGTAAATTGAGATAAACCTTCCATCATTGAAGCAGCACCTGCTGTAGCTAGATTAGCATCAAATCTTGGATCAGTAAATGTAGGATCCATTTCTTCAAGATCAACACCTGGTGCCCACGGCATGTACTTGTTGATTCTTGATCTGTCCATTATGTTACCTGCAATGTTTACTTCATCTTGCAACCACCATGGAGCGGGTCCTCTTGGGCCATCAGGTTCAATATCTACTTCTGTTTTCTTTCTTTCTTTTTCTTCTTTTAAATCTTCTTCACCATATCCATAGTTACTTATACCAGCTAATTGACCTGCAGTTGTATTTCCATATATTGATTGTGATAAATCATCACTAAAATCATCAATAGGTGATACATTTGGAAACCTCTGACCTGTTTCATCTGAAGCACCCATTTGAACATTATTTGCAAAACTACGTAAAGCATACTGTTTATCTTGATCTGTATAAAGACCTTTATCAACATTATCAGTTAAAGTTGTATAACCATGGAAAGTAGCTTGTTGAAGTGCTCTTTCTTTTCCGCTAGCTTCAAGAGGAACTCCAATCAGCTTTGATGCATTCTGAATAGTAGTCCAACCTTTTTCTTTATACGTTTTGATTAGTTCTTTGCCTTCTTCTAAAGTTTTAACAATTTTTTTATTTACCAATTCCTGAGCTGTTTTTAAACCTCTTCCACTATCTATAAATACTCTTGAGTTAATATCATTAGCACCAAGTTTAAGATTTCTTTCTTGATGTTTTAAGAATGAAGCTATGATTTGATCATCTGTAGGTTTGGTATAACCTCTAGCACTCCATGTTTTACCATACTTTCCAGGTTTTCCATTTTTCCCTTTTCTTTTATATGATTCTTTATTATCTAAAGCTGCCAAAGTTTGTTTAATAATTTCTGCTCTTACTATAGGATCTTTTACTGAAGCTACTAAAGCCTGATATTGTCCAGCTTCTACACGAGTAGCGTCTCCACCCCAAGAATCTATATCAGTACCTGAGTATTCAGGAAAAGTATTTTGTGTTTTTGTTATTTTTCTTCTCTTACCATCATTACCAATAACTACTAACACTTTATTAGCTTTCTCAGCTTCATTAAATTTAAAATATTTAGCTCTTTTATACTCAGCTTCTGTTTTATAGTCTGATCTATTAATAACTATTTCACCTTCCTTTTTTGCTCCACCCCCTTGATATTTATCAAGTTGACCACCACTTCTATAACTTGAATTACCATAATTCATTTCTGAATTTGGCATCATGTATCCTTCAGGCATCATATGATATCCTTCAGGTGTAGATTCTCCTCCAGTTTGAAATGTTGTTGAAACTCTAGGTTTTTTTCTTTGATGAAATAAATCATATACTCTATCACCAAATGTTCTATTATATATATCTTCAGCTTCTTGATTTGAACCATATACATTTAAATCTGCATTTGGATTATAATGAAAACTTTTATTTCCTTTTTGTACATATTCAGGACTGTTTGTAAATTCTTCAGAATTAGGATCTAATCCAATTTGATTATAAGAAGTATTATCTGCATCATTAAGATCATTAGTAGAAAACATAGTTTCTGGTAGTAAAGAAACACCTGTTTGAGCTTGAGGTATAAATCTTTGTAAACTACCTCCATTTCGTGCCATTGGCATTTCTTCACAAGGAACACATTTATCTTGCATTATTGTTTGACCATTAGCTAAAGGCATAGGAACTTTTATCATACAAGGACATTTATCAATTGCATCCATACTATTTTGTAAATACCCAGGAGTAGGTTTGCCCCAATCCATTCTATGCATCATTCTACGTTGAAAGTTTTTTTCATATTTAACTTTTTCTTCTGGAGTCATTGATGGATTAGGTGTAGGTGAAATAATTTTTTCAAAATTTTGTCGGTTAAGATTGTATTCATTCTTTTTCTCCCACCAATCTTTTTCCTCTTGAGACCATTTTGTTGGATCTGAAAGATTAGGATTATCTTTTAAATAATCTATTGTTTCTTGATCATTTTTAAACTCTTTTGGAAAAACTTCTCCATCCTTTTGATATTTAGGAATAAATCTATTAAGAGGAGCTACTGATTCATAACCGTATCTAGCTAATGGCATTTCCTCCATTGGCTGCTGTTGTTGCTGTTGTTGATCCTGTTGAGCTAATTGTTGTTGTTCTTGCAACATCTCTTCTGGTAAAATATCTTGATCAGTAAGCCCCATCTTTTCCATGTAGGGTCTAGCAACTTGAGGAATACCTTGTTCAAAGTTTTTTAAAGATTCTTGTGCTAAAGCAAGTGCACCGAGTTTCATTTGAAACTCTTGTATCATTAATTCAGCAGTAGCAATATCTTTTTTATCAGAATTAGGACTCTGTAAAATTTCTCTATATTTATTAATATCATATTGCTTAGCTAATTCTGCAGGAGTGTATCCTCTTTTAGATTTACCTTTTTTATCAACTTTACCAAACATTGCTAAGACTTTTGGATCTTTAATCTTCATTTGATTAAAGTCACTAAAGATAAATGTATTAGCTGGAAGATTTAATGGTGTTCCTCCATTATTATGTCGTTTACCACCAATTACATAAGTTTCTGCAAAGTTATCTCCATTAATATCACCGTATGCAACTTCACCTTTTTCAGCTTCTAAATTAGCATTTTCCCTAGCTACTGGTTTTAAAGTACGGGAAGTTGATGTATTTTGCATTTTATTTTCATTAACATCTGCACCACCAAAGTTTCCAAATTGTTCTGGAACTGTGTTACTATAACCATTTGCAGCGCCTCCTGCTTTAGCTTGCGGTAATCTTTTTATTCTTACTCTACGCATAATACAAATTTATATAAATTCTAGTTCTCCACCACTATTAATGAAGTCTTCTATATCTTCTTCACTCATATACATTTCATCACCTATCTGTCCACCTTTTTGTGATACACCTCTGAATCCTTGTTGATTTGGTCTAAAGTTACCTTGTTGACCCCAGTCACCTACTTTCTTTTTTCTTGTTACAGGGTTAAAAGCTTCAGCATTAGTTTGATCTTCCAACCATTTGTCTCTTGATTTTTCAGCTGGTTTTTCAAATATGTTACCTATAGTCCAGTTAGCTTTTGCATTAAAACCTTGAACCAATTTTTCACCATCAATATTATACATATCTTTTTTTTCATAATCTACATCAGCTTTTCCTTGATTATCTCTATCATTTTGTGTAATTAATCCATCATTTTGATAGTTTCCATCTTCACCCATTGTAATTCCAGGTGTATAATTTTCATTTGTAAATGAATTAGTTATGTTTTTCATTAAAAATGGATTTTCAACTTGACTATTAAGACTGCCACCAACATCTTCGTTAATATCAAATGAAGGGTTTCCTTGAAAATCTCTACATACACCATCTGCGCCTTTAAAATAACCAGGCTTGCAAGTTTCTAGACCCATCTGTGCTCTACTTAAGTTACCATTTTCTTGTCTTTGTTCAGGTCTACCTTGACGTACTTTATTCCACATATTTTGGAATACATTAGTACCACCTGTATCATTACCTTGGATACCTTGCTGTGTTTTCCATTTCATTCTTTCAAATATATTACCTTCATCTGGAACTTTGTACCCTGCATCAATGGCATCACGTCTTTGTTCAACAGTCATGTTTTCTGTATCACGTTTATTAATTCTACCTCTACTGTTAACAGGTGCATCTATCATAGGCATTTGTTGATTACCTAGTCGATTCATCATACCATCTGATCCTCTATACATTGTAGGTGCTTCATAATTTTCTAATGCTGCACCAGGTACTATATTTGTTCCATATGTAGTTGTCCATTCTTGTGGTCTACCTCTTCTGCTTGCTTTAGTTACCTTAGTTTGTGTAGCATCATTGTAATTTATCCCTCCTGTATAAGGATTACCTTCCATATCTCTAGCATTACTGGCTTGTGCCCAAGAACCTTGGTATTCTACACCTCTGTTGAATGGTATTAAATCTCTCCAATTTCTTTTACCTTTCATTTTTTTATCAAATAAACCAGGATAAATGTTTTGTCCAGTTGATGTTTTACCAATTATACCACTATTAATTCTTCTTTGATTATTTATTTGCTGATCAATATACTTATCTCTTTCAGCTTGTATTCTTCTAGCTTCTGCATCATCTTTAACTTCACCTTCTGTTTGATATTTTTGTATACCACCTTTAGAAAATCTTGTAAGATCACCATCTACAAATCCACCATACTGGTTCATTTGTTGTTGTTCTTGGATCATTGCTTCATACTGCTCTTCAGCTTGCTTCTTTAAACTAGATTCATTTGAAGCTTCTTTAAGACCACTCATAAATTCTTCCTTAATTCTTTTTCTATCTCCTAGTGCACTATCTGTAATAGTTGCTTTAGTAACTTTAGGCTGTTCAGGTTGACCTACATCACCCATTTGTTTTTTAGCAAGTTTCATTACATTACTAACAAATTTCTTTTTACTTATTTGACCACCTTTTTTTGCTTCTACAAGTTCATCATCATACAAGTATGACTCATCAAGATCTTCATTCATCATTTGATCATTCATCATTTGATTAGCTGATGGTTGTGATTGTATCATTTGTTCTTGCATTCCAGAATATTCAGGAGCTGTTTCTGCTGCAAGGTCATCTTGTGGTTTTGGAATTCTTTTTTCATTAAATGAATCAACAACTGAACTTATCATTTTAGATAATTCTTCAGGATTTATTTGATCTTTAAGTTGTTTAAGTAAAGCTTCATAAATTATTTGTGGTTCTTCACCTTCTTCTAATGCTTGTGAAATAACACTAAGTAATTGTTGTTTTGGATCAACTTGTTGTTGTTGCATAGGTTGCATAGGTTGTTGTTCCATAGGATATTGTGCTTCAGCCATATTACCGCCTTCCTGCACTCTATTCATAAACTGAGCTGTCCTATTTACATAAGCTCCTGCTCCTTCTGTAGCACCTCCTGCTTTATATACTCTTACACGTTTCTTCATTATAAACTTTATATATATTAATATACTAAATTTTGATGTATTGTTTAAACTTTATAAATTTAAAATTCTTCTACTACATAACCACCGTCTCTATACTCTTGTATTTCTTCATCACTTAATTCCATTTCTATAAAGTTACCACCTTTAGAAAACTTATATGATTTTCCTTTGTCATCACTTTCTAATGCTGCACCAGTTGCTATTGCTCCTGGTATTATACCATATGTTTTATTTAAGACATCTGTAACTGCTTTAATCCAATTTTTACTTCCTACAGGCATAGTAGGACTCATACTAGCAGATCCTGGTGAATTTAAAGAATAAGCATCTAAATAATTTAAAAGTTTATATATATCATCATATTTTCCACGTTGTAGTTGTCTCCCGCCTTTTACACCTCCCCTGTAATCACCTTTTAAAACCTTATGTTTATAGATACCTCCTTCTTCTGAGGGAGCTGACCATTCCCCAAACATGTTTGACTTTGCAAATTCTGTTTCTCCTTCGTTTAATCCTTTCCCCAGCTTTTCAACCATTTCCTCTGTAATCTCATCTCCCATTTTTAAACCAGCATTTTCTTCTAACCAGCCGATAGCTTTTCTAAATCTAACTTGTTGTTCTGGAGCAATTGATTGATACTCTGCACCACCAGGTATACTTACATTTTTATCTTCAGTAAGCTTTAAAGCAGGATAATTATCATATAAAGGTTGACCATGAAGTTTCCCATCTATAGAAATATAAGGACCTTTTGAATCACTGAATAAATGATTAACTTCATGGTCTATAACACCTAAAACATCTTCTTTACTTTTATTTTTTAAGTTTCTAGTATTAATCGCTATTTTACCATTTCCTTCATATACACCACCCGCTTTATCTCCTAAGTCTTTTAAAGTAATAGAACCTTCATTAAATTCTTTTGTAAATTTTTCTATAGACTCTGTTACTTCCTCTCTACTTCTACCTGTAGCTTTCATATTATTAGTAATAAACTTATCAGTCGTAAGTCTACTTTTTATTTTTTGAACTATATCAGCAACATCTTTATTTGTTACTCCTAATTTAGACAAATCTGCAAGATCATTTGATTTTCCTAAAAATTTATTTATATTTGGATCTACTTGATTCATTCTTTTGTATACTGATACAATTTCATCTACAGGTGTTCCTTGTGCAATTGAATTAATAATTTCAGCTTTAGGTACGGATAAAGATATTTCGTTTAATTTAGGATTTAGTTTATCTAAAGTACTAAATACTGATTCTAATGTAATAAGTGGAACTTCGTTTTTTAATGCAATCTCTGCAAAATCTTTTAATTGTTCATTTGTTACACCTGTTGGTAATTTGTAATCTTGGAAATTACCCATTTTTGGTACAGAATTATTTGTAACATAATATTTTTTATCAATTGATGCAGTGTTTTTTATTACATCATCAATTAATTTCTTAGCTAAAATTTCTTGATGCGTACCTACTTTTTTATTTATTAAAGCTTCTGCTTTTTTAAGTTCAGGAATCTTATTAAAAATTTCAGGACTGCGCCCTTTTAACTTGTCTAAAGTTTGTTTAAGTATAGTTTGATCATAAAAACTAATATCATCAGCAAGAGCTTTTGGAGCTTTTGGAACTTTTATATTTTTAGCTGATGCTGGAAGTGCTTTATGAGCTTTTCTTATTGCACGCCATTCTTTAGTTCCTGGTATAAATGCAAGTAAACCTAAGGCAGCTTCTACGTAATTTTCATTATCTATTGCCATATCTATGTCACTTGCCCATTTAAGTGGATTACCCATTTGATTAACAAAGTCAAGTGGGTTGGATCCTTGTCCTTTTCCTTCATCACCATAGCCAAATTTTTCTCGGAAACTTGATGCAGTTGGATCAATTCCTGCATATAACATTTGATTATAGTTTCTTGGCATATTATCTAAGCCTCCACCTACAAATGAATATTTAGCTGCTGCAAAAGGATTACTAACAATATCTGAAAATCTGTCAATACCTCTATCCCAAGAACTAGGCTTGTCCCATTCTTCTACAGTGCCATGATTTTCTTTAGCAGTAGCATGCATATCGTATATGTCAACTAATTCACTAAGACTTTTAATATTATCTTTTACCATGTCTCCACTACCTGCTTCTCCTGTTTTAATTAACTCACGAGCAATTGCAGCTTTTTGTTGAAATATATTTATTGATTCATCAGTTAAATCTCCTCCATTTTTTGGTGGGTAATAGTTATAAGGTTGTGTTGATTCAGAAACTGCTGGAGCATATGCAGGATTATCTAAAATTGGGTCATAAGTTGCCCCTGTTCTACCTTTTTGTGCTTTTGGTAAAGCTTTTATTTTATATCGTGCCATAATTATATTTTTTCAAAAACGTAACCTTGTTTTTCTAATGCTTTTACTTCTTCATATGTAAGTTCAACTTCATCATTTATTTTACCATTAAATTGTGTTGTACCGCCTTGTTCTAAAAACTTAGGGTTACTGATAGATGCAATTGAAGGTACTGAATCTAATTCTTTATCTTGTTTTATTTTTCTTTTTATTTCTGCACGTTGCCGTGATCTTTTATCTACTGGAAGACCAAGAGATGCACCTAAAGTAAATGTAGGACGGAATCCTAAATTTTCAGAATTATTTGATTCTGTATCTGTTTTTTTACCTAATACTGGATTAAACATTACTCCTGCATTTAGTTTAAGAATTGAATTATTTTTAAGTTTTCTTTTATAATCTGCTTTAATACCATAATTTAATCCAAGTTGTGCTTCTTTTCTATCTTCACCAAATACTTGTGTTGCTGATGCATGTGGTTTTGTTTGTGCATTCATTCCACCATAAGGAGTTATGTTTAATTCATTTTGCCTATTTTTAATTGCGTGAATTTTATGACCTGCGCTTAAATCATAATACCCTCCTCTTACTGGATCTAAACCTATATTTTGTTTCATGAAGTTTTTAGCTGGCCAACTTCCTCTTTGTTCAGTTCCAAACTCATAACCTGCTTTAGCACCAAAACCAAAGTTACCACCATAGACATCTCCTGATAAAGTGTGAATATTAGATCTATCTTTTGTCCCTCTAAATTCATGCTCTAATCCAAGATTACCCATTAAACCATAGTCATCTGAATTATACTGCGGACCTAAAGAAAGAGTTGTGCCATTCTGAGCTTGTGGTAATTCCTCTACTACGTAGCCTCCATCTTTGTATGCTTTAATCTCGTGTTCATCTAAGTCAAGTTCAATATAATTATTATTTTGCCCACCACTTTGCAAAAATCCTATTTTTCTAGATTCTAAGTCTTCAGGTTTAACAGCTTTCTCTCGTTGCACCCATCCTATTACAGGTTCTTTCACCCATTCTAAAGTACTAGCTGGTGGCTTAACTGTTCCTGGTGTAGATTTTTTCTTTATAGGTGCAGGCTTACTAACAGGTATATCTTCAATAGAAACCTCTGGACTTGCTATAGGTTCAACATTTCCTATAGGTCTTTCTGTACTTATAGCAACAGCATCTGCACGTTCTTGATCAGTCATGTTCCGTCCATTCTTCTTATAGTATTCAGCATCAGCTATAAAGGCATCTAGTGTTGGATATTTTTCTTTATCTACATTCTTGTACGCAGCTTTATATGACTTCTTAGGTTGTATTATATTAATCAAGGTACCAAATGTATTAGGATCAGGAAGTAATTCTTCTTCTTCTTCTTCTTTATATATGTAAGGTTGAACTGGTTTTGAATATGTTACATTGTAACCTGAATATTGTGGTCCTGAACCTGTTAACCATTGACTCCAAGTTTGGTGTGGTGTATATGCACCTGTTGGACCTATAGTAGGATGACTAAATTCAGCATGGATAGCTTTATTCTTTAGATCTTTTGTAGGTTTTTTATTTTCATCCCAGTTATCCGAAACTCTTATATTAGGATTATCTGGATGCGGATAGGATGCTGCTGAAACACTATTATAAAGCTGTGGTGGTTGATTCATTGGTTTGGTTGCTTGATATAAATCTCCCAAGCTCTCAGAACTATTTACAGAATCGAAACCTATTAAATCACCTACTCTATTTTTGAAATCATTACTAAAGTTATAAAGATCTAAACTATCCTTATAACCCTGTAATCTTGGATCATCAGGATCTGTTAACTCTATAGGCTTTCTACCTCCTCTTTGAGCTTTAGGTATAAATCTATTTAATGTGCCTCCTTTTTGCAAATAACTACCTGTACTTAGATTATACTCTTTTAAATCTTTAGGTTTAACAGGTCTCTGTATTTGATACCAAGTTCCTGTTTGTGGATGTTTTACCCACTGTAGAGTAGAAGCTGGTGGTTTAACTGTTCCTGGTGTATCAGCAGGGGTATCTTTAATAGGAACTTTTGGTATTCTGTATGCACCCATTCTTATATCAAAGTAATCAGGGTCAGCACCTTGCCTCTCCATTAATTTCTTCATTTCTGGCCCGTCAGTGATACTTATTCCGACAGGTGCATGATATGTGTAGTCATCATCTTCATACATTACACCTGGATTTTCAACAGGTTTTATATAATAATCTTTGTCAAGTACCTCTATACTTTTTATTTGATTTTCATCTGTACCATTATTCCCTATATAATCAGTAACGTTAGTTATCTTAGCTAAATCTTCAGCAGGCATATTTCTACCATTCTTCTTATAGTATTCAGCATCAGCTATAAATGCATCAATAGTTGGATATTTTTCTTTGTCTACATTTTTGTATGCATCTTCATATGACTTCTTAGGTTGTATTATAGTACCAAGTGCCCGTCCAGATGAAGAACTAGAAGATGAAGTTTTGTTTCTAGTTAATTCTTTTTCTTCTTCAGTCTTCATATCCCAAGGCTTTATTGAAGTTGGATTATAATAAGGTAACTTTGTCAAAGCTCCAGGAGTTTTGGCGCGAACTTTGTTTTGTTGCAGTTGTCTATAAAGAAGAACTTTCATATCTTTCTCAGTAAAGCCTTTAGATTTAGCATACGTAATAAGGTCTTTTTTACCAGTATTGGTGTCATCATATTCCAAAAAAAGATGAAGATTATCAGGATCTCTGTGAAGCTTTTCATAAAGCTCACGTTCTGTTTTGTTTAACTTATTATAACCAAACATATTTTTTGGAGTGTACATTATCTCACCTTCAGGTTTTATTCTGTGATCATATCTTAGTAAAGGTGCATTAGTATCTATTGCACCTGTAATCATATCACTTGTGTAAGATATGTTTGGATCATTGTTACGCTCAATTATTTTTGTATTATCATATGATAAATCAGAATGACCCATAGTTTCTGCCTCAATTTCTTTCATTCTTGAATTAGTTTCACCCCAATGAGGAAAAATATCTACATCGTAAAAATTTTTATTTTTATCATAAAACCCCTGAACTTCCATTGCATTATTGTAAAGATCTAAACTATCTTGTCTAGTAACTTCTATTGGTGGTACTCTTCTTGATGGAAAAATGCCAGTTTGTGCTTTTGGTAAGAATATATTTTCGCCACCTTCTTGTAAAGTATTAGTAAACATTTTAAGCTGAGCTAATGTAGGTTTGAAAGGTTTTTTAGTTATACTACTTGTTCCAATATTATACGATGGACCTTGTGCACGTCTTTCTCTTTCGTACCATGTTCCAGTTGAAGGTGATTTATGCCAAGTAGTAGCAGATCCAGGTAATTCAAGAAGAGCATTATTTGTCTTATCATGAATAAGCTGTTTATCAATTTCTTTAGTTGGTATTTGTTCTAAAGGTTTGGTAGGAAGTGTAGGAGTTTGCGCTTCTTCCCATGCTGCTTTATCCATTACTGGTTTCTTGTAAACAGGTGACGTATGACTACCATCCCAATATGTTCCTGTAGGTTTTATTGTCTCGTGATATAGATCAGGAGATGTTGCAATACTATTTCTTACATTACCATTGAATGGTAAAGTATCATAGTAGTTTAATATTTTTTCAGCACTAGGATCATCTGTACCATAAGCATTTATTAAAGCTTTCCTGTTAGAGAATCCACCTGCATTATAATTATTCCAATCCCAAGAATGATTACTTGCCATAAATCTATTACGTCTATCTTTTAAACCTTGTTCAAGAGTAAGTCCTTTATTGTTATAATATCTTTCCATGGATTCTTTCTGAGCAGGATCATTACCCAAAACTTCCATTGTAGACAATTGGTTAGCCTTTTGAAATTGATAAGCATTGTATAAATTTAAACTATCACTATAGGCTGCTTGATTAAATATATCACCACCTGTTTGCTTATTTTGTAAATGTTCTGGTAATTGATCTTTCCAAGAACCCATTCCAAAAGCTAATGCAGCTTCCTTATCCTTTCCAAAATCATATACCTCACCTCTTTTCTCAGCCTCTTCATATATTGGCCACCAACCATCTTTTTCATCAGACATGTCAACCCAATTTCTAGAGTCGTCTGCGTATGGTTTAGAGTCTTGAAATAATGAAGGGAATGCTACCCAACCTCTTCCGTCTACGTACTCTGCTTTCATTAAGTGAGAGGATACATCAGAAGGTCTAGAAAACTGACCTGAAGGTGTCCAAACAGAATGCCCGTCATAGTTTTCTCTTGTCCCTCTTCTTTGTTTTACAGTATGACCACCAGATTGCATTTGTGGAAATTCATCAACATAGTCTGCACCGGGAAAATTATAATCTTGTCCTGGTTGCATCATCATACCTGGGCCAACATTAGGTTGTGCCCATACAGGGTAAGGTACATTATCCATAGTAATATCACTACCTGGAATTCTTGTATTTTCTCCAGGATGAGCCCATTGTCCTCTTGGATCTTTTATTATATCCTTTGGTTTTGATGGAGCTTTTGCTTTACCTAATTCTGATATAGCTTTTGAAAGAAGTTTTTTATTATACATTACCTTGGGGATATTTGATTCTTAGTATTAACTATTTTCACTACCATGTTTACACCATTTGATATATCTTTTCTTAAATATAGCATATTATTGTAATGTCTGAACTTTTTTCTTTGCAAAGGTTCTTTTGTATAATTAAGATTAAATTCATTTAAAGCTTTAATATAACCATTTGATTCTGTAATCCAAATGTGTCTTTGTTGTTTTCCACCTAGTTGAGTTGTTGTTCCAGGAATTACTGGATTAGTAGTTGGACTACTTGAGCCTACAGGAAACTCTCCTCTATCTCTTGTTATATCCCAAAACTGATTAAATCTATATTTATGTTCTTCCTTTGAAAATAGTATATCTATTGAACTACCATTTATGATAGGGTATGTGAGATTTAAAGGAACATTGTTTTTAGGATATATAAATAAATCTAAATATCCGGATACTTGCTCAGTGTTATGTATTACAGCTGTATCAAAATTATAATCTAATACATGAAATTGATCTACACAATTATATTCATTTCTTCTATAGCACTCAAGTAAATATTCTACACTTTTCATTGTAGTTATTGTCTGTCCAGTCACTATAGGAATTTCAACTTCAAATGGATAGTTAGTACCATAAAAGTTACAGTATTCATTACATAAATTATTATGTTTCCAAACACCGTTATCTTTAACAGTTAAAAAATTACCTTTAGATGCTAGCATTATATTTGGATGCCAGTCATGATGAGAAACCCAGAATTTAGATTTTGGATCATATGACATTGTCCAAGAAGCATCTTCAAATATATTTGCATCTTTAAGATTAGTTCTTATTACATCATCTACTATAAATTGTTTAAGTTCTTCATTCCAAACTACTCTTCCTTTAAACGGATCTTTTAATTTGTAATCTTTTTTAGCAAAGTAAAGTACACTGTTTTCATTATCATATATTGAATGACATCCAATACCAGCTACTGGATTATCAGTATGTGGATAATTTGGAAAATCTTCTAAAAGTTGAAATGGTAAGAATTTATTAAACCACCATTTTAATCCTGAACTTGATATTTCTTGTAAACCAGATGCATATGAAAATATTTTACCTTGATTTTGACTTATGTAAAACATACCAGCTGGCGTAGATATTACACTTCTTCCATTTTGAGATGATCCATATTCATATTCTTCATCTGCAGCTACTACATTTTGTGCAGCTTGATTAAACAACCCACCATCACCTAAGGTAACTTTAGTACCTAAGTCTGTTTGTAAAGTATCAACACCTTGGTAAACCATAGGGCTTGCATTTTTAAACGTAATAAATATACCCGTTTTAGCAAAGTTTTTTACACTACTTATTTGATTTTTAAATTCTTTATAATTATTAGGTAAATACATAAACCATGAATCTTTTACTGATTCTAATTCTTGTGGTAATGAATAAAGAATTCTATCTGGATAATATGTATAACAAAGTTCTGCAACTTGAGGATCATAAAACCTAGTTTGAAGATTACCTTGTGAAAAATATTGAGTAAACAATTTTGATATACTTAAAGAGTAATCATATTCGTTATAGTTACCTCTAGTAATAACATCTGGATTCATATTAAATAATCTATACAAATCAGTATATCCATATGGGTCATAATGTTTTTCAAAAATTTCAACACCTTGTTCTCTAAAATCTACAATAACATCACTCTCAACATAAAAGTCTCTTACAGCTGATGTAGACAAATAGAAGTATGCATTTTTAATTCCAAATATTCCGTTATTAAGATTAGCTATTGTTCCTAAAATACTATTATCATTACTGTAATTATAATTTTCCCAATCTAGATTATAATAATTATGTGGAAACAGTCCTTCACCTTCAGGAGGTGTATTAAATGGATTAATAAAATCTATAAGATTTGCCCACATTGCATTGGCTTCATATCTTATACTATTCATCCAGAATCGTGGATCAGGAATCATCTTTCTATTTAGATAATTATATTCAGTTCCATCTGGTTGATCATATAACCAATCATGAAACATAAACATAGAATTCTTTTCTGTATATCTATTAATGTAAGTATCTCCTTCAAATAATATAGGCGTTGTTTGAATAATTTTTTGTTCAAATTGAGGAAGGCTGCATGCTGGAGCTAATGTAGTAATGGGAATATCAGCATACTCAAACTTTTGTTCACACGGTGTAATTGGAATTTGCTTTATTGCTTGTAATTGCCCATACTGATTTCCTATACGTACTTTAATACCTCCGTAATGACTTTTGATATTTTTATTAAAAGTTTTTGTTTTACCTTTTTTAAAGTCAACATGTGATACATCAGAAGTACCTATAGTAACTAATGAATCATCAGCTCCAGGCCCTGTAAGAAAATTTGGACCACCTGTTACTCTGCTAACTCCTTCAGAAGTTCTAATAACTACTGTTTCAGATCTTCTAAGATTATTAATTCTATAAGTAACTGGAAAGCCAAAAGTTGCAGGTGTATAACTAGACATTTCTTGAAGATCTTGACCTAAATAAAATTCATCTTCTATATTAAATCTACGTATCTTTGTTAGATCAACTTTATTAAACGTATCATAGTACCCATGTGCAATTAATTGAAGAGCACGTTGTCTATAAGGTACAAGAGAATATATTAATCTAATTACTAAATCTGCTCCTTCTGAAAAGTAATATAGCATTTGTGCTAAATCATTGCCAAATACATTTGCTAAACTACTATTTTTAAGATATTGATGTTTACTTAACTCTGTGTCATAACTAGGTGCTGTGTATGTACCACCTGCACGTAAACCACCATCTAAATTAAATTTATCATAATGATCTTGTAAAGAGCCATCTGTACCTACTCCTGGAATGAATGAAAAGATACTTGATAAACCTTCATTTACAGCTTCACCATTATTAAAATAGTCATCATATTCATTTGTGTATGTAGGTTCATCATTATTTGTAAATTCATCAACACCTGAACCACCAGTGACTCCAGAATCATCTGAGTATTCTACTATTTCTGTAGAACCATCATTACTGTTAAGTGGACTTATAGTTCCTGGAGTAAGTAATCCAGAACCACCCGTTAAAAAACCACTTGTACCACTTGTACCACCTCCACCACCAATTGAATTTTGGGTATAGTCATCACCAAAGACTCTAGTAAAACTAGCTCCTGGAGCATTAATAGTTCTCTTACCTAAATTAGCTATGATAGCTTCAATAATACCACCCATAATAGCAGCCCACATTGCAACATCTTTTAAAAGCTTATCTTTAGGATGCTTACTAGGTTCTATAAACTGTTGATCGCTTTCACCACTTATATTACCATATAGTTTTAATTCTGTAGTTCCTAAAAAAGGTTCTTTAAATTCAGTATCTGGTGAGTGAAATGTTATTATGTCTTCTGGAATATTTGCTTCAGTAATATCAATTGTATCATCATCATTGTCTACTGCTCTGATATATGGATCAACAGCACCATTGACACCTCCTGTTGGATTAATAGTATTAAAAGGATGATTAGGGTATAATCCTGCTGTACCACCCCCTGTTACTCTGTAAGGTCTCATATTATTAAGCATACCTTTTGCTATAATAGTTTTGTTTCCATCACGAGCTCCTCTTAATATTTCATATCCTACTAAATTTGGTATATCATTACCATCATTATCTTTAGGATAAATTATATTTTCAAACAATACTCCTAGAATTCTAATTTTACTACCATCAGTTCCGTTATCTATAAAATGATTTACATCATCGTTTACACTTTGTTCTGGAAACTTATGATGTCTAATTTGCAATCCACATAAATCCCATTGTTCACTTGCTTGACCATATACACCTGTCCAACACTGAGCACTTGAATTCCAAATTTCAGGTTTATTATCAGGATAAAATTCTGTTGACTGCCAGTATCCCATGTCACCTGTTCTTAACACTACACCACCATCTGGAAGTACTGTTCCATTTGGAGTACCTGATGTAGCTGTATTTATAGTTTCAAATAACAGTGTATCATCAGGAAGGCTATCGTCATCTGAGTATACAGAATTTTCAAACAAACCAGTATTTTGAAATAATCTTGGCCCTCTACCTGGAATATGATAAGATGAAGTTTTATCTCCTGTATTGTATACCCATCTAATAAAAAATGGATAATTTTCATCTCTTAAATAACTAGGCTTATGCCCACCTTTAGAATAATATCTTGCAGGATATTCTACTGAAGCCCACTTAGCTTTAATTAAATTTGCTAATGGTTGATAATTAAAATCAAATTTAGATGTAGGACCTATTCTTAATAAATAGTTATCTATCTCAACTATTTCATCTGATCTTTCAAAAATAGGATTTTGTAATGGAATAAGACTTAATTGTACAGGAATAAGATCTTCTTTTATTTGATCAATATATATAGTTGTTGTACGAGTAGAATAGTATCCTATCTTTTTTGCAACAGCACCTTGATTTATATTTTGAATTATAACAAGTTCAAATTCATCAAAATGTTCTGAATCAGCTTCTACATTAATCTTTAAGCCACCTCTTGCATTATCTTTATGCCAAATAGGCTGAACATTACTAGGTGAATAATAATCTGTAACTTTCTGATTTTTAATAGTATACGCAAGTACTACAAAATATGAACCATTAAATAAAGTACCACCTTGTGTACCAGATTCAATTGTTAAACAAGGTGTATCAACTAACCTAGCTAATCTAATAGCATTGCAATCAAGCTCTTGTGTATCTACACATATCTTACAACCATTTACAATTGGACAATCTTCAATCCATTGTACACCTGGCCATTGTATAGTATCACTTCCATTTGTATATTCATTATCACTTGCCCATACAAAATCATTTGAAGGCCATATTTGAGGATCCCCAATGTTTAAATACCTATCTGGATTATTACTATCTGCAAAATACACTGCCCATGAACAATCTTCCTTTTCTCTTGAAGCTCCTGTAATTAAATTATATCTATCAAAGTTTAAACAATTATCCTGAACAATAATTTTATAACTACATAAGTCTTCTTGAAATAAACCTATTTCATCTTTTTTACCTGTTTGACCGGGTCCTAAAATAGAAGTTGTAAAAATTACCCAGTTATCACTAAATAAATGTATTGCACCAATTATTTCTTTTTCAGAACCTACTAATGTTTCCCCTGCAGTAATACATAAATAATTAGAAGATTCATTTGATAATGTACCTAAGTTACCTTCTGCTGTATTATTTACAGCATTACGAGCATGTGTCCATTCTCCTTCAGATACAAAAGATGGATCCGCATCTTTGTTTAACCCTTTAAAAAAAGTATTAGTATTTAGTTGACCTGTATTTTGTTTTCCTTGTTTTTTAGCCATCTCGATATATTATAATCTGTAACTTCCATTTGGAGAATAGCTTTTAAACATATCATAGTATTTACTATACATGGCTTTTCTATTACTAGCCCATACTTTGTGCATCTCAGAAAAGTTAGGAGTGTTTACAATGCTCAATGCTCTGTTACGTGCTTCTCTTAATTTTACTTCTACTAACTGTAATCTTTGAACTACATCACTACCATTTAAATAAAGATTCTCTAATATGCGTTGTTTAATAGCATACTCATAATATTGATTTATTTCATCATGATCAGGTAACATTAAATTACCATCGCAGTCTTCTAATGCTCCTTGATAATTAAGATATATTTTACCTGTTGTAAATGAAGTATGTAAAAAATTATTTTTTATCCAACCTTCATCAGGAGTATTAAAATATAAGTTAGGACATTCACATTCAATACCTTGACCTGTTTTCATTCTTAACGGATGTACTGTAGAATATACTCTAGTTTGTCCAGAGTTAACTATTTGTATTAATTCTTGAGCATCACCTTTACAATTGAAAAATACACGTGGTTGCACGCATGTATTACCATATGGATTATTTGAATCATAACCTAATTCTTGAATTGTAGCTGCATTAGTTATGCAAGATGCATTGTTATTACAAGGATTGCAATTACAAGAAGAACAATTTACAGTAGCTGGAGCACATTGATTAATAGTAGCTGGGACTTCTGCATAAGGAACTTCGTGAATATTAGTACCACCAACATCGTAACCCGTATGTACTTTATGTTCACCACAAATTAATCCAAAATTAAATACATAAAAATCATCTGGCAGTTTTGCTTTACTATGATTAACTTCAAGAATAACTTCTTTAGTCATATTGATTCTTAAACCAAGATCATATGTAACACGTTTAGCAATTTTAATAAGTTGTTGTGGTTGTATAACACCTTCTAATGCATATGATTGAAAATCAACATGAACTTCATCCATTAACTGATCAAAGGTTTTATATTTTAGTGTATAGTTAAAGTCCATTATCTTAATACATTTTGACTATCATCAGATCCATTAGTTGGAATCTGAATAGTAGTTGTAAGTTCCGTAATTACAAATTGTTCAATTTCAGAGAATAAATACTCTGGGATATTAAATTCAGCTTCTTGTCTTATTTGACATTCAGTTGATGTATCACATGAATATTCACTTACATCACCTTCAAATAAAGCATTAATTAAAACAGCATCCCAAATTACATCTGGAATATATAAGTATCCATTATCATACCAGTAATATTTTTTTTTATTATATTTAAAGTTAGTACTATTACTAAGTGAAACATATATATTTGAAAATGTTTCAGTAAGTTCAGTAGTCCCATCAATTGAGTTTACATACCTTATAACAGGACCTCCACCTGCAGTTGCAATAGATGGTAGTTTATCTTTTGTACGTTTAATTGTACATCCTGAATATATACCTGTACATCCAGCTTCTATTTTATCAACATCAATTAATTCAACAAAAGGTAACGTCTTAAATATTGAACTAATGTTTGTTAATTTGTTTTTATTGTCTTCTCTTTTCATTAAAGAAGTACCGTACTTAAGAATAGAATAATAAATTGTTCTATCAGTTAAAAAAGGATCTTCTTTAACTGCTTTAAGTGTGTTTCTTACTCTAGAGATTGCTTCACCAATTGTTGTCATATGTCAAACTCATTATAGTTTTTCAGACCGGGGTCTTTTTTATTTTTCATTCTATGCTTGGTTGTCTCTTTATTAAAGATTTCCCGCATCTTTCTCATAGGATCAACTTGAATATACATTGTCCAATTCTCTGGATAACTTTTAGACAAACTTCTTTTAAATGTTCTACATGCATTAAAAGCCCAACACTCTCTATTAATAAACTTATATTTACTTGCGTAACTTGTATAAAAAATCTTAGCTAGTTTACCATCTGTTTCCCAATTTTTATTATTAACTGTTATACCATATTTCTGAGACTTGCCAAAGTTTATATTATTCTTCTTACTAGCTTGACAAGTACCTACAAAGACATATCCTAAGCCTTCTGGTAATTCTACACCGTCTCTAACATCAATTACATTTTCCCAAAATAGAATATTAAAAGCTTTTCCTATTTTTCTTAAATCTTTATCACTAACATCTTTATATCTTAAATGTTTTTTTCTAAAATCATTAAAGAGCTTAGGATTCATAACTTGATAAACATCTGGTCTGAATCTGGGTCCCTTTATGTTTGGTTTTTTAAATTCTTTGGTATTCATACTATATATTTAATATACTAAAATTAACTGAATTTAGCAAGTTAACACAAATATACAGAAAAACAAAACCCCTGAATAATTCCAAGGGTTATGCTTTTTGTTAGCCGCAGAAACCAACAAACTACGACATATTTTATATTACTAAAATATTTTAGTAAGAGATAATATTTTTGATGTTACAAAATTTCCTGGATCTGCAACAACAAATCTAGCTCTTACAGCAAAAAGAGTACCTAAAAAGTTTGTTGTATCAACTACTGAAGTTGTATTTAAGCCTGTTCCAATATTATCAAGGACACCACCGTATTGTACACTACCTGTTGCACCAATACTTCTTACAACAATTTCTGCTTCAAGTACAAAGTCGTTACCTCCTGTTGATGAGTGAGTTGCAAGAGTAATACCACCAAATTGAACCTGAATTTCAGTGTCCGTTGCAAAACCTACAGTACGTTCTACGTGAACTTTCAGTCTAAAAGTATCACCAACACTTAATGAATTTGCTGGGATAGTCATTGATCCTACACCTGAACCTACAAAATTTGTAAAACTGGTTGTGTTTGATACAACCGCATCTGCAATAGCTGTAAATAATCCTTGGGGTAGTATATTATCAATAGCAGTACAAAAATAAGCTACAATTAATACTAGTGCATCTTCAACTAAAGTATCTGCAGGTACAATTACATCAAGATTACATAAAATATCATTATCTACAGTTACTTCATCACATAAAAAAGATGTTATAGATGCAAGTGCATCTGAAACACTAGAGTTTGTACTTACTACTTCAACAAGACCACAAGTGATTGGCAATCCTGTATATACAATACATTCTGCATTAAATGATTCTGAACATGGTTGTACTTCAGGACAATCAGATGGTACTGGACATGGTGGAGGAGTAGTTAAATAACTATCTTGACATCCACATTTACTTAAATTACATTTATTACAACTCATGTTTTTATTTTTATTAATCTTTATTACGCTACTGTTATTCTATATGATCCAGTAATGCTAAAGATACCTTCAATATTTCCTGTTATGTTATTATATCTTAACCCTGAACAAAGACCGTTAGCAATTGCATCTTCATATTCCACATCTGGTGGAGCAATATTTTGAGCTTGTCCTACCATAATTAAAAATCTTCCTGCTACCCAATCAGCAATTGTTTTACCAGGAACCATTATTGCTAATTGTGCAGGTGTTACTAAAAGAACCCAAACACCTGTAGCATTTACGTTAGAAGTACGTGTGCCAAAAGCTAAAGCTCCTCCTCCTGCAGGACCTTGTGGACCTTCCGGACCAGTAGCTCCATCATTTCCATCAGCTCCATCAGCACCATCAGGACCTTGGATACCTTGGATACCTTGGGTACCCGGATCTCCTTGAGAACCTGGTAAGCCTCTGTCACCTTTCTCTGGTGTACACGAACAGTCACATTTACAATTTCCACAACTCATATTAATCTGTATTAATCTATGTATGCTACTAAACCATCTAAAGTAAATGCAAAACCTCCTATATCTGTTTCTTCTCCAGCATCACATGTCAAAGGCCACGTAGTATTTCTAGTACCTGACGTTAATGGAAAATCTGCATTTAAAGGTGCATTTTGTATATCTGTATTTACATCAATATAATTAGGAACATACTCACCAAGTCTAATATTAGTAGTTACCATTCTTAATGGAGAACTTCCTAGCCATCCAGCACCTCTTGTTGGTGTAATTTCTAAATCTTTTAATGTAGCGAAATATAATTTTTTGTCTACAGTAATACCAACATTACCGGGAGCTACTAAACTTGTTCCATATGTAGCATCTAAATCAAGACCTCTTGTAGATATTGTATGTGAGCCTACATAAGGCCCATCTAAATTAGTAGCTGCAGGTAAAACACTTGCTGGAATTATACTTAAATTATTATTAAAAAATACACCTCCGTTAGAACTTAACGTAACTCCTCCACTTGCACCTGTATAAGGTGCTACATATAATTCACTATTGTATGATGTATTTGCAAGAAATGGAATTAACGTAGTTCCTCCATCATTACTTAATGGAATAAAAACATTTCCTCTAAAATTTAATACTTTTCCTATTCTACGTACCTGAGGTTTAGTTATAGATAAAGGATAGAATTGAAAACCTTCTAAATCTACCCAACCTGTATCAACTAACTCAGCTTTAATATTATAGTTACCGAGACTATTTATTAATGTTAAATCTATAGTTTCACTGTCAGTTACAGAAACTGTAGTCGCAACAGCATTTCGCATATCACATAATGTTATCCATACGTTATTTATAGATTGTGATAATGTTGTAGCACTTGCTATCCAAGTCCCTGCATATTCAACTGACATTGAATTAGCTGGATTAACCTTAGAAGGACTGGCTGATAAACCAAGACATTCTGCAGCAATAGCTGTTGCAATATCAGCTATTGTACCTACGTTACTTATATAATTACAATATGCAATTTCCAATGCACTCAATACTTGATCAATTGGCGTTGGTACACCTGGTAACACACAAGCTGGGGTAATAGATGGTAATGTAAATGTAGGCGCTGGTGCTACTTCTAATGAAACTATTCTTACTTCATGGTTTGCTATACCTGCTTTATTTAAACTAATTTCAGTAATATTCTCTGCAATTTTAGTTCCCATTGCTAAAGAGTAATCTGTAAGATCCATTGTAGTTTCACCATCTTCTTGAAATGGTTCAGCTACTGTTATTATACAACCTGATGGGCATTCGCCATCACCTAATCCAACATGTGTATGTGGATCTAGATTTTCTAATTTACAAATCTTTTCAGTTAAAAATTGAATAAATGCTTTAAAATCATCAGGTTTAGATTGATTAATATTAAAACATGACAAATCATAACTATTAATATCAAGAATAGTTAATACACAACATAGTTCTTCAGCTAATTTAGCTACTACATCTGATACTGTGTCACCTCTACATAAATTAATACATGGGATGTCGGGCCCTTGCCATATCACACAATTAGAGGATATTGGACTGCAGGGTTTGTTATCTAAGTTTAAAGGCTTCATATTATAATATACTAAATTTAATCTATTTTATACTAAAATTTATCTACTTTTTCAATTAAGGGCATAGTCCCCCTTCAACTACTGTAACTTCATCAATTGGCCTTGTGTATAACGTACCCTCACGAGCACAAATTACTTCAGTGTCTTCTGTAGATACAGCTGGGTAAGTAACTGATTGAGCTATACCACTACAGTCTAACCAACTATAAACATATCCTGGTGAACCTGCTAAAAAAGTTAAAGTATAATTTACACATATGAATTCACAACAACTAGTTTCTTTATATTCAAAACCTTTCTCTGCTGATACTACTAAAGTTTGGCCTGGTTGTCCACAAAAAGTAAATGCATCCCATTCACCACTAACACCTGGATAAGTATATTCAGTTGCTATACCATCACAATCAATATATGGAATGACACCGGGGGCTCCATTATTCACTGCTCCTGTATATGTAGAGCAAGAGCAAGGTATAAGTGGCTCTGGACAGTCACCTAGAAGTTCTAAAAAACCTTCTGTTATTATAGGTGTACCTGGAGTGACACATATAGTATACACTATTACAGTATCTGTTAAAACATGTTCAATAGTAATTATTTCATTAGTTTCACAATCTGTATATGAAGTTATATCATCAGGTGCATCAGTTTCGTATGTAATAGTGTAACCTAAACAAGCACCTGTTGTACAATCTATAAATCCTGTTGATGGCGCAGCACAAGGATCAAAACATGCATTTGTTGGTGGACATACATAATCAGGATTTGTAATTGCTGTTAGATTAAGCATTTCTTTTTTAATCTCCCATTTATTTAAATCTATAGTTTTACAATTTGTTGATATACCATATCTATCTTCCAAAGCTATTTTATAGTATGCTTCAGCAAAGTTACAAGATACTTTATCATAGTAATCTGCTGGACAACCTGGTGTATTATAGCCTGGTCTTACACTACGTGTTTTAGATATAACTTCAGAACATTCCCATATAGAGCTTTCATTTTCTATTATTTCTTCTGTACAGTCACCATACCATTCAATATCTATAGCATTTTCAAGATTCCATTCAATTGCACAAACTCTTGGAGTTCTTGCACCACTAGGTATAATAGCAGTTTCTATCCAACTTCCATTACAATCTAAATATTGTAAAGACCCTGATATAGTTCCTCCATTAACAGCAGTAGAACATACACAATCAGATAGATCTGCTTTACAACTATCGCAGTCTGTATAATATTCATTTATAAAAACTGTTTCAAAAGTATTGCCTTTTAACTCTCTTACTTCTTCAAGTTCAAAACATATGCCTGGTATATTATCTAGAGTAACTATAAAACCTTCATAAGCTACTAAATCAGTATCAGTATATATTACATCATGTATTTGACCAGGACATGGAGTTAATTTCCAAAATGTACTTAAACATGTTTTGCAATTCTTAAATGAATATTGTACTATAAGATTTTGATCAGAAGGCGGTGCAATTTCTAAACACTCTACAAACCAGCATCCTGCACAATTTTCAAATTCTACAGCTTGATCAATATATTCAGATAAATCATTTGTTGTATATTTTATATAGTTACTGTCCTCACAATTAGTAAGTTTATAACCTTTACACTTTCTACATTCTTCACAATCTGTCCAGCTGCTTATTACTGTAACTTCAATTGCACATTCACATTCACTAATTTCTCTAAAGCTCCAACATGTATTTGGAAACCCGTCTAGTTTAAGAATGTTTGCAGTATCAATGTATGTTTGAATAGAAGTATAGCTAACATATATATCATCTTCAATTCCTTCACAATCTGTTAATAAAAAACATGTACTAATCGGACATATTTTAGATGGTGGTAGTAATCCATCACTTTCACAATCACCAAACATTTCTACTTCAAAACTTGCACTTAAATCCCAAGATCTAGCACAAACTTTTTCAGACCACACCCTATCAATTGGTATAATTAACGTTTCATTAACACCATCACAATTAACAATTACTACTGATATTGGTGCAATTATAGTATCTTTACTACGCACCCTAATACAAACACAACATTCAGAATCATCACACGGTGTGCCAGTTGCTATAACTTCAGCTTCATTAGGAAAAGTAGCTAAGTTGCTTAATTCACTACTAACATTTTTTACTACAGTGTAAGTTTTATCTTTATAAAGATATGCTTCAGCATTATTAAATACTCGTGATGTTGGTTGAAAATAAAGACTATCATCACCTTGACAACAAGGTATCAATACAGTAGTACCACAATTACAATCAGGTTCAAGAACAAATGCTTCAGCACAAGTATCAGCAAGATACACCATTTCACTAGTTGTAGGTACTGGTGTAGCAGGTTGAGCTGCAATTGCAACACTTTCATGAGTTACAGTATAACACCCTTCTAATTCAGGGTTACTAGGAGAAGGTGTGTATTTCCAAACAGTTCCCTGAACTGTATTCCACCAACCATTAGGGCCAGCTTCATTTACCTGACCTCCAAATTCTAAAATTTCACCATCTTCACAACAAGGTGTAAAAGTTATTTTTGCTCCTAGTATTGACATTAATTTATTTTTTTAACTTAAGAGATTTTTCATATGCTTGCAAGCAAGTAGTACAGCAGGATTTTGAATTTGATGCTGTTCTTTTTTGGCAGCCACATGAAAGTTTTCTTTTACAATTTATACAATTTGCCATCTTTTTGGTTTTTTAAATGGTTTAACAAGAACTATTGCAGTCAAGCTTATCTAATAGCTTTAAAGCATAGTTATATAAAGTCATACCTTTTTGAGGTTCATGACAATATTCAACTTTAGCTACAGCTGCGTCTAAATACATTTTAATTAATCTAAGTTGTTCTAATTTATTTTTAAGTTCACAATCTGGTTCACAGTTTGAAATATCTAATTCACACAATGCTTCATTATATTTTATCAAAGCTTGTGTAATTCTTAAATGGTTGTACTCTACGTATACAACTTCATTAGGTGAAATACTATATTTAATTATATATATTCCATCAGGAAAGTTTAAGTAACTAGTTCCACAATCATCTACCTGCAAACCTAAGTCACACGCTGTTAATACAATTGATGATCCTGGTACAAAATCAATTTGAGTTGAATATGTAAATCCTGGAGGTGTGATGTTTAGTGTAGGACACGTTACAGGAACTATATCTACATAAACACTTGTATCCATAATAGAAATTATGCATGGATTCATTACTGTAGGTACTTCTAAACTTAATACGTGATTTGCCATTGTAATTATATTAAAAAAAGGAGAGGAGATATACTCTCACTCTCCTTTTAATTATTTTAAATTTATTAAGAGATTAGTCTCCAGGTATTGCTGTTGTTGGTATACACACAGACAAACATGACACTGTCTCTAATTGTACACATTCATTACAGTTAGATAACCAACCATTAACAAATGCTTCAAATTCAGTATTAGTAGATCCCGCAGGAACAATAATATCTAACATGTACTGATCATTATCAAATGTACCTGTTGGGTTATTAAAACGTGGAACACTATGTAAGATACAGTATCTATCATAAGTTGCAGTTCTATCAATAATATTTAAGATATCATTTCCTTGAGTAATCTCACGGATTCTAAGATCAGTATGGAAGAATGATTGACGGTAAGACTCTGACATAATAACGTCACGTGCTACTGTTTCACCAAATCCTTGACCTTGTGAACCAAGACACTCATCAACTACACAACATCCTGCAAATGTACAAGGATCTCCATTTAAATCAACTTCAGAAGCATAAAGTCTTAAAGGCTCTTTCTCGTAGAAATCACTTGTTTGGAATGTACAATCACCAAATTTAGTATCAATGTATGCTCCATTAAGGATTAAACCTGCACAAGCATCTGTAATATATCCAGGAGATACATAGTTATCCCAAGTATCAGCACCTTGTGTTACTAAGAAAGCTGCGTCAGTTCCTGGTTTGTACCATAAAACTCCAGTTTGATCAACCACTACTGGAAGAACAAAGTTAGACATGATAGCATCATCAACAATACCTTCAGCCCATTTAATCATTACAAGTGTTCCATCTGTAAGAACCGGAGTAACTGTACCATCTGCACAACACCCTGTGTATGCATCAAGAGTTTTGTATGCTTGATGATTCAATGTACGTAATGTAGGAGAACCTTTAACATCTAAACGTAAATTATATGTTTCATCACATAAGAATTCACAACAGCAATCAGTACCACCTGCAGCAGCTGAAACTGTAAGAATATCTACAGTTGCATCAGCATTACCACCTACTAATGTAACTACATCAGGAGTACTAGTATATCCAATACCTGGATTAATTATACTAGTAATTGTTGGTACACCAGCAGCTACAGTAGCTCCTAAGATCATACCTGAACCTAAACCACCAGTAACAGCAAATGCTACTTCAGTTACAGAGTTAGTATAACCAGTTCCATTTGCGTTGTCAGTGTATGTAAGAACACCACCACCTAAGTTAAAAGAAGTACCTCCAATATTTAAGATAGCTCTAGTAGGATTACACGCTTCTACTTTATAAAATTGATTTACGTATTTAGGGTTAATCATCTTTGATTTGTTACTCTCTTGGTAACCCCCGTGAAAAGGACCTTGTTTATCATTTTGATAAAGTGTTCCTGCAGCTAAAATAAGGTTACAACAATTTGTTGGTGGAGTTGCTGTATCTTGTATCTCCCATGTTGTTGGATTTACAAACGCAAACTCACCAGTTGCAAGTATATTACTTGCTGTACCTAACATTCCTTCTGCTTTGTCAGTAAAGCCTGTAGTTCCTACAAAACATTTACTAAACGCATGATTAAAATATGCCATTTTTTTAAAAGTTTAATTTATATAAATAATTATAATATAATATAATGAATATATTGTTACTAAACAACATATTTTATTTAATTATTTCTTTCTGCACCTTCACTACCTCTACTGAACTGACTACTTGATTCAATATCACCTGCTAGTATACTTGCAGCTTCATCAATAATTAGTTCTATAATATCATCTTTAAATTCAGATAGAACCTCTATTGCTGAACGTTCTTGAGTATATGGGTCAACACAATTTTCTACTTGAATTTTAATAGGTTGTCTGTAATATATAAGAGAACCTTCAGCTATTGAAAATTTTGAGTCATGATAAATATTTACTTTATTACCACGTAATGTAGCAAATGTTTCGGCCCATTCAAAACTTGGTTGTTTTGATACATCTCTAAGTAATTGATTTAAGTTAGCTTCTTCTGCTAAGTATACATTCATTCTTCTACCTTCACAACAATCGTCACCTGCTTTTATATCTACACGTTTCCATTGTAGATAATCTTCTGGAATTTCACCAAATACGTGATCTGATTTATTATTAAGACTTAATGGAAATGTTTCAAGTAATACTTGAAGATCATCAATTCTTCGTGTAGATTGTTCATCACCTTCTTTAGTAAGATTAATACCATGAAGTTGTCTTCTTGGCCATTCTACTTGTGCTTTATTAAAAGCTTCAACAAACTGCCAACATTCTATATTATCATAATCTTGACTATCTAATTTATTTAGACGTTGTTTAAGTTTTATAAATATAGTACTGTTTAACATTAGTAATAAATTTAAAAAAGTCAGGCAAGTTGCCTCACCTGACTTAGATTTGTTCTTTTTTCTTTTAAGCGTTCCACAATTTCTCCACCTTAGTATTTAGATTTTGTAAAATATCCTCATGTAAAGGATTCTTCAAATATTCTATTACTTCAGATACATTTTTACCCATTAGAGATTGTGTTTCTGTATGATAAATATGTCCATCAGCTTTAGTAGCGATATACTTATAATATACAGAATCTTTTACAATTGATCTAATTTTTAATGTCTCCATATCAAGTTTTGTTGCATCAAGGAATCCATTAGCTGCTCTTTCTTTATTTCCTTCTACACCTTCACCTGTAATGTGTCTATCCATATTATCATAGATAACATCATTTGGAGTGTTTCTTTTGTACTGTATACTTGTACCATCAACAACTTTTGCAATATACATTAATTTAGTACTATTCTTGTCAAAGAGTTTTTGCAATTCAGCAAGTGCTCTATTACGTAATTTCTTGTATTCTGTTTTAGCAGTTACTGTCTGCTCTTCTTTATCTAAATAAAATTTAGGTGGAATTGCTTGAGTTCTTGCATCATCATAACTTTTTGATACAAATGCAAATCCTCCTGCATCAATTGCATGAAGTTTTATTCTGTCATAAGGATCTTTTGGATCTAAGAATACTGGTTCATTTCCACAACTAAGAACAATCTTGTTCCAAAATTCTTCATTGTCGGGTTTAAGTAATTTAACTTTATTCCAAAAATCTTTATCTTCAACATCAAGAACATTAGCAGCAAGCTCTTTTTCTAATTCTGCTACAGATTCTCTAATACTTTTGATTACTCCTTCTCTTTTTTCATCTGGAAGAAGTTTAACTTCAGGTGCAAATTCATTTAAACCTGTTAAATAACGCATAATACCATTATTTTCTAAACATGCTAGTTGTTCATAATGTTTAACGCCATCATATAATGATAGTCCATAATTTTCAAGTCCCATATTTGATACTGAATTATCAAAGAATGGTCTGATAGCAATGGCTTTGCTTTTTGTTGCGAATCCTTCTACGTGTGTAAAACTCATTTGTTTGTTGGTTTTAATTATTAAAAAAAGGGAGAGAGTATTAACTCTCTCCCATACTATATTAGATTAAAATGATCCTCCAGTAATTGGATTTCTCATTACAATTTTCAATACTTTAGTTGGATCTTTCACCCAAATTGCAGGCATTGTTTGTGACATCATAACACGATAACCATTGAATTGACCAGAAGACTGGAATCCTTGAGTACGTCCCATGTAATCCATTGTACCATTCTGATACCACCACTTCAATTGATTGTCCCATCCTAATTTCAACATGTAAATGTTGTCATTAACATTATCAGTGATATCAAAGATAATAAATGAGTAAGATGATAATGGGAAACCATCAATGATTGGGTTTTCAATATCATTAGTATGAACATTATCAAATGCTGGGTTCACAACAAATTTAACGTTAGCCAAGAATGGAATAACATAACTTGTATAAGCAAATCCAAAGTTTAAATCCATACTGTTTCCAGAGATAGCTCCAATATCAGAAGCTTGAATTACAAGACCTGAAGATACTGCTTCACGTTTGATAGCTTCGTTTACCATTCTCATTCCACCCATACCAGTTTGAACAACTAGTGAACGTTGTGGATCTGGACCAGTAAATTCAACTTTACCATTAAAGAAATTATAAAGTTCTCCACGGAATAAATCTAAGTTAAAGTTATTCTTATTGTATACTCTTTTGAAAGAGTTATCCAATTGCTTCCAAAGACCAACAGATAATCTAACATCATCTGGACCATCTTGACGAACTCTACCACCATGACCCCACATTAAGTAAGTTTCAATGTCATTAGCAATTTTAGTCAAGTGAGCTGCTTCCATTTGAGTAAGGAAAGTACGAGATAAGTCACCATTGTCAAATGCTTTCTTAACTGCATCTTTACCCATGATCTTAACCATATCCTCTAAAGAAGATATTGATGGATCCATTGATGTACCAAATGTTCTCCAAATCTCTGTTACAGGAACAGTACCATCAGCATTCATTGCTCCCTTAACCATAAGGTCAGCTTTAGAAGATACTGAATAGTGTACGTGAGCTTCTGCACCACCTACGTAGTTGTAGAATTCACGAAATCCTGTTTTAGTTGTGATATCAGAGAAACGTTCTCCATATTCACCTCTTGCAGAACCTTTTCTAAAAAGTTTTGTTCCATTTGACAAATACTTGTTGTCCAAGAATTTATAGTTGTCGTTGTTTACTAATTGAACAGTGTAGATAAAACCATCACCTACAGGAAGAATATCTTCCGCAGTAATATAAAGTTCACATCCATTATACTTATCATAAGTAATAATGTCACCGTGTCCAAATTCTCTACAGTTAAGTTTGATTTTGAAAGTAGTACCTTCAACACCTTTTGCTTCATTTGCAGGTTCAATGTCTTCTAAAATGTAAGGAAGATCTTGTGATACAGGTGTTTGCCACTTGTATTCACCACGTGCATTATCTACTTCGATAATATTTTTTCCACCAAAGCTAGATAGCTGATAAAGAGGCATTTCTACTTTCTGTGCCATTGCCCAAAGGTCAACTGGCCCCATGTCCATAGGTTCTGCATCTTTCAGCATATTAACCAAGTGATAAGAATCCACATGAGAACTAGCATCATATGCTGTGTCTCTTAGGAATATACCATTATTTAATACTGGAGTCGCCATAATTGTTAATTGTTATTTATTGTTTATTTGTTTACTTATCTTTTGAAAAAACCTCCTGGATCTCTCTGAAGTGTTTTTTTTGTTTTTCTTCTTGTTGGTTCTTCTTGTGGTGAGGAAGAAACATTTTTTCTTGCTTCTTCAGTTTTAAGTTGTCTAACAACTTTTTCTGTAGCTGCATTACCACCTTGTTCTTTAATTTTATTTTTGTATCCTTGAGGATCTTGTAATAACCAAAGTGCTTCAGCAATTAGATCATGTCTTGGTTCTACAAATTGATACTTTTCTAAAAGATGACCAAGTAAATTAGTTGGTTTCCCAGATATAGAAGGGTAATTTGGTTGAACTAATCCTGAATATAACATACCTTGAGTTTTCTTATCAAGTTTAATATCTCCAAGTTGACCTACAGATAAAGTATCGTATACGTTATCCATATATTGTTTAGCAGCAGTTTCTTGTTGATGTTTTTTAGATTCTTGTTGAGCAAGTTTATTTGCTATAATAGACTCTTGCATCTTATCAAGCTTTGGTTTAAACTGTGAAGCTTTTGCATCTAACTTTCCAATATCATCCCATTCAGATATCTGCTCTTCAATTTCCTCTGCTGTACCAAACTGAGTAGCATGTAGATATTGTCTTGCAATTTCTGGATGATGTGTTTCAATATCTAAACTTAAATCTACAATTTCACTTACTTGTGATAGTGTTTTAAATAATCCTTTTAGATCTTGCCCTCCATCTGCTACATACTTAGCAGCAATTTGAAGTTCATCAGGAAGTGAATTAAAAAACTCAGTTGGCATTGATGCGGCAACTTTATTTTCTCTTTCTTGAAAATTAGCTTCTAGTAATTCTCTAAAATCTTTTACTGAATAGTCTTCTAACTCTTTCCCATCATCAAATGGAATAAGAGTCCCCGCTTCAATCATTTTAGTAGTAAGATCATATAAACCATCTTTATCAAGTTTTGGCCTACCTACATTACCACCATCTTCTTCCTCATTAATAAGTTTATCTAACTCATCCATCTCAACTTTAACTTCTTCAGCCTCTTCTTCTGTTTGAGGAGTTTCATCTGTTGTTTCACCTGTTAAGCTAGGTTTCTTATCATCAAGGAAATTTACATTTACTTTTTCCTTTGAGAATATATTTGGTTTTTTCTCTACAGGTAGAGGTTCTGAACCATCTTCCGGTAGCATAATACTATCTGCACCAGGTTGTCCAAACATTGCGTCTATATCAATATTTGCTTCTTGTACTGTTGTATTATCAATAAGGTCTATCACTTCTTTTGTTTCTTGAGCCATTTTTGTTGGTTTTAATTGCTTAATATTAATATATGGAAATTTATAGAGATAAACTTCTAAAATTTAAAATAACTGCATCTAAAGATGATGATTTTTTGCATTATATAGCTAAGTTACTTTTCTTTACTTTTAGAAGATTTGTTATCAAACCTATTTTTGTTTTCTCTAGCTATTTGTAAATCTGTATCTTTCATCTGAAGTTGAGCTTGAATTTTCTCTCTTTCAATTTGATTTTTGTTAGCATCACTAGTAATATTGTTTGATTCCTTTTCTCTTTGCAGTTGCATTTGATCTTGGTATTGTTCGCTCTGTTTCATTTGAGCCATGGAATCTTGAAAATCAGATTGTTGGTTTTCATTAATATCCATTGTTGCTCCAAAGCCAGAAGCTCTAATTTCTGCAACCATAAGATCTCTTCTTCTATTTAACTCAGCCTCTGTTGATTCATGATCTAATTTAGCTTTCTCTTCTGCAGCTTGTGCTTGAATTTGTTGTTCTTGCATTTGCTGAGCTGATTGTTGTTCTTGTTGTTTCTGTTGTTGAATTTTTTCTTCTGAATCTTTAAGAACATGGTTAAGTTCAGATACAGAATCAGATTGCATAATCTTACCTAAGTCATAAATAGAAGCTCCTGTAGTATTATTATTTACTGCCAAATTCTTAAGTTGCTCTAATATAGATCTATGATTTGCAGTTGTGCTTGCAAATATATTTAAGTCTCTCATTAACAAATCAGTACCATTTATTTGAAAGTTAACCTTTTCATCTAAAGATGTTGTATAACTTAATCTTAACGAAGGTTTTGTAGAATTATAATATTGTGCTAAATCTGTACGCATTTGATGTACTCTAGGCATTAGATAATCTGAATGTTGTATAAAAAACATTTCTGTTTGTGCATAAGATGCACTCACTGCTTGCTCAACACCCGTGGCTGTAGTTTGAGATAGTTGTTGTCCCATTCTTTGTGGATTAACACCTATTACTTCATATGCTTGTTGTTTAAAATAATTAGCCAACTGTACTCGTCCCATTAATCTATTAGTTTGTTCTAAATCTAATTTTTGGAAATGTTGGAAATTAAGTGGATTCTCTGTATTAGTTATTGAAGTATCTAATGGAAGAATTTGAAAATTCTTCATTGCTGTATATGCTTTAGCATAATTACCTTTACCCCAGTCTTCACCAAGTGAATGTTTTGGTAATGTATTCTGATCAAGCATAATAATAGTACCTAGTTCATCAACTAAAATATCTGCAATTTGATTATTTACAATGTTATATCCAATTTGATATGGTTTCATTAAATCAAGTAAAGCAGTTGATTTTGTATTTCTATCTGAAAATACAGCACCTTCTACTGGAAGTTTACATCCATATAAAGAATTATCTCCTTTAAATTGAAACTTAAGTGGTCCTAATGTACTTCTATCTATACCAATATAAAGTGGCGTAAACCCATCTGGATTATTCATGCCCCAATAACTAGGGATATTTGGTCCAATTTTTACACCACCCCAAACTTCGTTAGTCCATATCCAATCTATATGATCTCCAAATATTAAATTGTCTTTACTTTTATTTTTAAAAAGTCTAGTATCATATATTGGATTATTAATTACTTTATAGTCCTCTGTTACAATTTCATTTGTAACTTCACCATTATCATCTATCTTAGTTAGATGACCTAATTTTCTTTGTGATTTCCAATAACCTGTTGTTACTCTTACTAAGTAAGCTGTTCCTTCTGAATAATAGTCTTCACTTTCACTAAGTATTTGATTAACAACGTCTGCTCCTTCGTATACACTATTGGCCATCATTGATGTATATTGTCTATACGCTAATGAAGGCATGTTAGTATTTGATTCATGTGATTTTGTACCATCATAAAATGAACCATCATTCTGGTATCCTGATATTGAATATCCTGCCGCATTGATAGGATAGATAGCTTCTAATGCAGCTAACTGATCTTCGTCCATCAAGTATCCATATTTATCAATAACATCGGCTACAGTAAGCATATCAGTTTTTCCAACCCAGTTAGATTGAGAAATATATCTTGCATCAGGTGACTTATGATAAAAAGTAAGAGCTGGATTCCACAGTTCTACTTCATAATCATCTTCCATCATTCTCATATGCCAAAATTCTCTGTCAGCAATTAACATATCACGGAAAGCTCTTTCTTCAAGTTCATCCATGTTAAATCTTTCAATGTCTACTTTATGCTGATGACTTGCCCATTCTTCTACCATAGATCTATAGTCTTTTTGAAAAAAAGATTCTATTTCTGGTAATGTTCTTATGTTTTCTGGTGCAAGTTGTTGCTGTGCTTCTTCAGATTCCGGATCTAAACCTTGTTCAAGTAAAGATGCTACAATTTTCATTTCAGCTTCACCCATTAAAACTTCTTCAACCATAGATCTTTTTTGTTCCATCATCTCATTATAAGATGTGTCATCTACTGCACGGTATGTAAGTTTAGTGCTTCGTTTAGCAAACTCTGCTGTAAGTACATTAATAACATTTGGAATAATTGGATAGAACTTTAATTCTAATGCTGATGAATCTTCTTCTGTAAGTAATTCTACAAGTTCACGTTGCTCATGATCTGTTTCAACTATATAGTCTGATTTATCAATTAAACCTTTGGCCAACTTATAATTTTTCATTATACGTCTGGCATTTTTTTTAATTTGTTTTAATCCGTTCCATTCTAACCAATCAAGATTCCAAGCTGCCCATTGTTCATCTTTATCTTTTTTAGAAATAAACTGTAGAGGTTGTGTAACATTACCTAAACGATTATGTTTTTGTTTAGCCCCATTCTTTATTTGCATTGCATTTTGTACTTGCATCTTTATTTTAGGTTTTTAAATGGAGATCTCTTTATTGACTTACCATTAACTCTTATACCTTTACCTATATTTCGGAAAGGTGTATGTGATAATTTATACAAATTATCTGAATTTTGCAACTTTTTACTTGCATCATCCATAATAACATTTTTCATATATCCTCTATTAGACTGCTGTATTCTCATAAAAGCAACTAATGCAGAAAAAGCAACTAACCTATCTACGTTAAGACCAGGTTGGTATTGCTGCATTTCTGTAAGCAACATAGGATCAGGAATTCTTTCAATTCCAAAGGTTGTTTTAATTATTGTACCATCTTCTTCAGTTTCAACATCTATTTCTTCTTTAGTATATTCTACACAATAACTAAGTAAATGTGTTTTAAATAAGACACCAGTATTTTTCCATCCATATTCTTGATATACACTTCTATTTGAAGCTAAATCTTTTAAGAACATTATCTGATCTTTAGGTACAAGATATCTTTGTCTTTTTTTTGATATCATATACTGAATAAATAATGAAATATTATTTTCTATTAAAGCCCAAGCATTATACCATTCTATTACTAATGATAATCTTTCATGAGTTTTATTAATATCATCAAATCTCCCGCACCAAGCTGCTACTATTTTATCTTGTTCAAGATAAGTTTCAGTTTCTCCTGCTGTTACTTTGGTAACTTCTATTGGAGCTTTCATAACATACATGGAACATAATGAATCAGAAGTTGTTGTTTTACCTTCAGATACCGGATCAATTGATACATAGTACATACCAAACTTTAAATCTTTTTCTGGTCTTTCCCATACTACGACACATCCTGTTTTATCTTCTCTTTTTTTAGAAACAGGAAATTCACTGATTGGAAGTTTGTCTGTAGCTTTTGCTTTTATTTTTCCATCTGCTTCCCTTGTAAGTTCTAAATGTTCATATGCATATTCTTTTTCTTTTATTCTCATTAGTTGAGCTCCTACATGTTCTTGTGGAAATATAGATTGGTTTCTATATGCAAAGGCTTCTTCAATATTTCTTGGATGTTGAGATATTCTTAATTGATATTTTGCAGCAGTTAGTTTGATCTTCCATTCAGCAAATTGTTTATCTAATGCTTCTAATGCTTCTTCTACAAGTGAATTTCCGTAATCATCTATGAAAGGTGGCATTGACCATTGTTCTGGAATAAATAAACCTGATTTACCATGTGTATGCTCTTTATCCAATAAATCAGTTTCTACTGCATATATGTCATTATCCTCAGGAAATAGGATCATATCTTTTAATGGTTCACATTGATCAAGATCACCTACTGAACCAGCTGCTACAAAAACTCCAGTAGTAACAAAACCAGATTTCATAGCAGGTCTAATGTACTCAAATGTTTGATCCATCTTTGGAGCAATCCCAGCCTCTTCATGAAAAAAGAATTTACATGGTCCACCTACACCATTTGTTGGATCTTTTTCAAATGACATTCCTTGAATAGTACCTTTAAGACCTTTTTTAGTTTTTCTATTATTCCTTCTTACTTCAATTTGCTGTTGCCACATTAAAACTTTATCCGGATTCATTGGACGGTACCATGCTGTATGTTCATTAAGGAATGCTGCATATTCAGAAAGAAATTTCCAAGTACCTTTTTCATTTATGTAATCTTTAAGGCTTGATCCCATTTTTAATGAGACACCTGCTTCAAACCATAATTGATTTAGAAGTTTAGCTGCATGATAATATGAAGACGCTATCTGTCTTTTTTTTAATATAGCAACATGTTTATAATTTAGTTCTGCTAACATCTCATATAATGACATATGATATTGTGCATCTCTTATTTTAGCAAAACCAAAAGCTGATATTTCTTTATTATATATTGGAAGAAAATTCAACCACATATAGTATTCTCTACTTATATACCAAGTGTTGTCTTTAGATTTATATATTACACCTTTTCTACATTTCTTTTTTTCTCCGTCCCAGTATTTTTTAAAATCTCTTGATTTAAAAGGAGCTGCGCAATATACTTTACTAGTTTCAAACTTCCTGCCTTCAATATTAAATTCATGACTTGTTTTATCAAATTTATACTCACCTGGCAATTTAAATAAATCTAATAAAAATTGAGCATATTCTTCTCTAGAATCAAAAGATGTTTCTGTCCATGTACCATTATCCCAAGTAGGTATTTCTTGATAAATTTCACTCATGTACTATAGCTTTTTTATTAATCATTATTCATCATCATATGCTAAGCCTTCTCCACCACGAACTTGACTTTGTTGTTCATCTTTAAGATCTCTATAAGCCCCCTTAAAAGAAGATCTTATTGAATCAAATTTAGATGCTGCGTTTACCATAGAAGTTATGTTACCATCTTTACCATCAGTAATAACTGTCACTTCCATATATTTAGCTAATCTGTCTAACATATTAGCTATTCCATCGTATGCTCTACTTGTTGGTGTAGAATTCATATCTTGACAAAATTTAAGAGCCATACGTATAGATTCATCTTCTGTAGAAAATTCAGAATTAATTTCATCAAGAATCATAGATTCTTTATCAACTATTGGTGTTGTAAAAAATGGATTTAAATCAGGACTTGGACAAGTCATATAAAAAAGATATAAGTAAATTTTGAGATGTTCCTCTGGATACTTATCCATTATATTCTTTAAAGTTTTCAATGTATAACAATGTTCACTTGGAATTACTGCTCCATTTTGTATATCAAATAATTTAATCAGCATCTTCTAATAATTTATCAATTTCTTCTAAAGTGTTATTAACAGTATATATTCCCCCATTTACTGTATAAATTAATGTTTGCGTTAAAGAAATTTCTCCTTCTGTATCAACAAAATGTCTATATGCTTCTATCTGGTCTTTTCTAATACGCATGTTTACAAGTATGTCTTGTTGTACACCAAGCTCAGCAAGCTTGATATTTTCCATTATTACTTCAAGTTTTATAATCATATTTTATGGGTTTACTATTGCGTCAAATGCTGCATATGTCATATCTATTACTATAGGTGGTACACCTGTCATCATGACATTTGTACTTAATGTAAGAGTTCCGTTAGGATCAACAAATTGATAATATGCAATTACGCTTGCAATATCAATTGTTCCTGACGAAGATTCATAATTAAATACAGGTTGATTATTTACATCTGGTGTTACATAAAGTGTTAATACTGTAACGGCTTGTGGTGTTGTCATAATTATTTCTTTTTAAGTTTATGTTTGTTTTCATGTAACCAGTTTATCATTTGTTGGACCTCATCTTTTAAATAAGGCACTGGAATCTCTACTACTTTTGTTACTACAGGATCTCCATTTGCTTCACGAGCTATTATTGGATATCCATAATCATCTTGTCCTGCATGTTTAAATAATACATGGTGCAACATTATTGTACCAGGTTTAAGTTTTGGGTTATGTTTTAATATAATATACATATAAATACTTAACTGTAAAGCATAGTGAAAAAAATTACAATCTTCAATATGACTAATTGGGGACAACATTTTTTGTGATATGCCTTCCCAATTTACATATGAATTCATTTTTATTTCTTTATTTGTTTTATAATCAATAACATTTACATGCCCATTAACTATTTCTACTAAATCTGATTGGCCACATATTCCAGCAGATTTTAAATAAACCATGTGTTCTGGATATATACCCTCATCTATTTTTTGTTCAGGAGCTATTTTGTCTCCATCTTTTTTTATTATAGGTGAAAATACAGGAAGATTTAAACCTTCTCTTTCTATTGAAGCTAAATTACATAAATCATTTTCTCTTTGATTATGATAAAATGTGCCTACACCCATTGCTCTATTAGCTTCACCATCCCAAATATCTAAAATTTCTTTAAAAGGTAATCCATACCATTTAGATTTTTTATTTTTTGATACTTTTTTAGCAACGGCTTTTGCATCAAATGGTTTTTTTAAAGAAGAAACTAAAGTTGTTACACTAGTCCAATTAATATTTTCAGCAGAATCTATACTATTATAACTATGTGCTGCTTCATTAAATACTATACTCATTTTATTTATTTTTTATGAATACTCCATTTTCCTTGAGGACACTCTGATTCCATGGATCTTAGTTTTAATTTAAGTGAACATCCACAATCACCACAACAAGGTTGAGTTCCTTTAACTTCACATTTTGTTCCTAATGTGTCAAACATGTTACATTGTCTGCATATAGAATATCTATAGTTAGCTACATTTTCTATATAAGGTTTTCTAAATGTATTATTTAAAAAACCTTCCCATATTAATTTTCTATTAGTCCAGATTTTTTTTACATTCATCATTTAGATTTTTTTTAAATTCTGTCTTTATAAAATTAAACTCTTCTATTTTTTGCTTAACTGAAGATAAGGATTCTAAACGAGCTTCCAATCTTTTCTTGTTAAAATAACCTGAAAATTCAAAAGTATCTGCTTTATTTGCCATGCTACTGTATTTTAGAATAAGCTTGTCAACGGTCTTTGGTTTTATAACCATTTGACCTAGCCCGTCTAGATTTATCCTAGTATAACTTAATTCTGATAAATGCCTTCTAACTTCTTTATAATAAAATGTAATAAACTTATCTACAAGATCCTCACCAATATTTTGTTCTTCGGCAATTTCTTTAAATAATTTATTTGGTTTTTTAGGAATCATTAGCTAAAAAATTATAATCAAGAAGTATAGTTCCTTCTGTTTGAATTTTTAAACTGGGATCAATACTAATTAATTTTTTATTAATAGTGTCTTTAATTACTAAACCATTCTTTTCAGCTTTATTAATTGAATTTCTAACAGTCTGAGAAGATTTAAATACTGAGTGTTCTTCAGAAGCATCGTAACAAAAATCAGTAAGTTCTATTGGGCTGTTTAAACTTAATAAAGTTAAACATTCAAGATCAGCATTACTCACTGTTATCCTATTAAGATAACAATGAGTAACAATCTGAAATTTTACAGTGTCCCATTTAGACATTTTTACACGCTTCTGTACTTGATTTACTAAAGCCATGATTAACTAGTTCTTAATGGTTTTTTTCTTTTTAGTTTTTTTTTCTTAGCTTCAGGTTTAGGTTTAGGTGAAGATTCTTGAGTTACTTTTTCAGGATATTCTTCAGGATATTCTTCTTGATTTTCATTTTGTGCTAGCATCATTGCACTCTGCATTGAGATTTGCAATCTTTTAAAACGTACTTCATCTACTTCCATCAGTTTAGTTTCATATCCTAACTGAGCATCTAGATAAGGCATTGAATCTTTATAGAATGTAAGCATTTCTTCCTTTCGTCTATCCATCTCTTCTGGTGAAAGTTTTTCTGTGTTTTCTTGATAATCCATAATTATATTTAATTGGTTTAAATACAAATATACAAAATTTGTTTAAACTTACCAAGTTTATACACAAAACCCAAATACTAAAAGTATCTGGGCTTGCCTTACCTAACTTAGCATCTAACATGCGTTCTTGATTATAGATAATTTTAAAACTAATTTTAAAAAAAATTATCTAGACTTTATAGTGAGATTTAATAATGTGAACAAATAAAATTCACGTGAAATATCTATTTCAAATGCAATAATATCTATCTTACCCAATCTTATTTTAAGATGTAACTTGTCCCATTGTTTATTTGTCCAAGCTTTTTTCTTCCAGGAGTTTCTATATTTCATAATTACATTACTTTGATTATATCTTGAATACGTGTTTGAGGAGTAATGATTATACCATTTTTTTCAAAATAGCTAATTATTATAGATAAATAACTATTTCCTGCTCTAGCTCCTGTAGCATAAATTTTTACAAACTGATCTAATTGTCCTGTAAATATAAAATTGTATCCAGGAAGATATGGACTCATGCCATATAGTTTAGAATGTTTGGCAATTTCAGGAGAAAAATAAGGACTTATAATTTTTCTTGCTCCTAAAGGATATGCTTTATGTTTACCTGAAGCAACTTTTAATATATAATTTTTTTGAGCTAATATACCTTCTTGTAGACTATCTATTTTTTTATTTAATCCAGAATCAACATTTCCAATATTTCCTGGATTGTTTGTACGATAAGATCTTGTTCCTACACGAAAACCTTCTTTATAAGCCATTATAGTAATAAGTAATTGTAATCCAGTTGGTTCATTACCTATAATTGCATCTCTAGCAGGAATATATTCTTCTAATATTTCTTTATTAAATTTAATTTTTAGATTAGTTTTAATAAGCTGATCTGGATAATGAGATCCTTCAATTAAAAATCCTTTATATTTTTCATCATACTCAGAAGTTGGTGGGTGTTGCATGTCTAAATTAAGTAACTTAAATGTTTCTTTACCTGCTTTACCATCAATTACAAGCCCATTAGCTTTTTGAAATTTTCTTAAATACTTATCAGTGGTTGGCCCAAATCTTTTAGAATATGGAATATGTATTGGCCAGCAACCTACAGCATTCAAACTTTTTTGAATTTGAATAACATTTTTTCCGTAGTCTCCTCTTTTTATTATCATAATTATTATTTTTTACCTAACTTCCAATATAAACCAAATTGAATTTGTGGTTTAAACTTTTGATCAACACCAATACCTAAACCAAAAGCTGTTCTTTTTTTAGTTTTAAGTAAACCTTCTAAACCTACATACTTTAAAGCATTAATAGAAGCGCCAACATGTGGTCCTACATAAAATTCTCTTTTGTTAAGATAATGTTCTTCAGTTATTGTTATTGTTTTAATAGGGTATAGAATTTCATATTGTAGATTTCTATTAGAAATTTTATTTTTAAGAATACTATCATTAATTATAATCTTAACACTATCGTCAGCTATAGTGTCTGTATAATAATACGTAATAAAATAATCTTTTATAATAGCTGAAGTATCTACATTTTTATATACAGTATCATTAGGTAATATTCTATCATTCCATTTAGGAATATAATTGTTTACAAATACTGTAATTGTATCAATCTTTGTAACAGTTTCTATTTTAGTAATGATTTTAGTTTCATTATCTATAACTTTTTTACCACATTGTCTTAATAATAATAATACAATTATTAATAAAACTATAAGTAAATTTTTTAAATTCTTAAAAAAATTAGTTACATTCATTAAGCAAATATAATAAATCTTATTTACTAAGAATACCTTTAGCAATAGATATTCCTAACATTGTACCTGAGTAAGCCCACATAGGATTCAATATCTCAGATGCTACTGTATACCAATCTAACCCACTTACTATGGCACCTGTTGCTGCTAGTAGACCTACAATAATTCCCATAAAACGTTTAGATGAAAACTTACCAGTACCTTTTGGTGTTTCTTCTGAAAAAATGTCATTAACAAATTTTTTCATCATTAACTTTTAGGAGATACTTTTGCTGGTGAGTTCATTTTACGGTTTGTAGGAGTAGGTCTAGTTTGAACTGTTGCTTTCTTGTTCATTGATCTGTTAGCTGGTGTTGCTGTTCTTTGAACTGTTGCTTTCTTGTTTAAAGATGGAATTGTTTTCATATTATTATTATTTGTTTAGTTTTTAACTTTAGACATGCTTGTTACTCTTTTATTTAAAGCCTTAATGTCTTTTGATATACATTGAAATGTTTTTTCACTTGTGTCTTTATTATTATCCATTTCTTTTTTAATGTACTCTATGTTTCTTGCTTGAGTAGTTGCATTAACATCAACCTTTCTATGAATTTCGCTTACTTCCTGGCTTATTGTCATTGCATCTGGTGGCCTACAGTTGACAGCTTTATCTAC